TAAGGGCAGAGTCGGCGGGCGAAGAGGAGGCGGTTTTCTGGCTGGCCGGTCGGCACCGGCACCGTCACCCGTCACCCGGCACCGTCACCCGGCACCGGCGAAACGGAAAGTGGCGTAACCTTTACAGATTACGCCACAGTGGCCATCCAGATACCGCTTGCGCGGTTTTCTATGTATGGGAGTTTACTTTGTCACGTAATGAAGCTCCCTCCATGAGTTAGCAGAGTGATGAACGGCAAGGGCACCGTCGGCACGGGCGGCAGACAGATACCCAAAGCCGGGGCGTTTCCTTTCGGAAAATTTCCAACCGGGGCGGGACGCTATGCACGCTTCTTTGTCGGCCTGCTCCCATCCCCTTTCCTCTTCTATGGCTTCAATCCAAGCGTTGATTGCGGCCTGCTCTTGCCTGCTCCAATACCAGAACGAGCGGAAAGCCAACCGGCACCCGGTGAAGGCGCGCTGGTATGGGTTTCCGTTCTTTGGAAACACCGTCTTTGTCGCGTCGGCCGAAAGGCGGAACGTTGAACGGTGGCGGGCGGAATGACAGATCACGCTCTTATGGTTTGGGAAATGAAATGCACAGTCTCTTAATGTTTTCATGATGGTTTGATGGGTTAGGGTTTAAGCGTCAAGAATTCCCGCGTCTTGTAAACCGTTGAAGGCCTGCTCTTGCAAGTCTTCTCCGGTATCCGGTGAAGAAAGCACAAGCTCCCAAGTTTCCACAGTGCCACCTTTACGTGATGCACGGAAAAGCCTTTCCTCCGTTTCAAAGTCTGCCGTGTTTTCCTGCTCATCCACCGGCACCCATAGCGAAGCGTCAAAACTTGCATAGGGGCGGGCACCGGTGAAACCGGCAATGGCGATACAATCTTGTCCGAGCTTGTCGGCAAGATAGGAGAGGCCAACTTGCCAATCATCAGGAAGGCCGACGCGCGCCGATAGGCACGTTTCCGCGCCGTCGTCGCAAGTGGATTCTTGCAAGCGGTAGGTTAGAATTTCAAAGCCTTGAATGCGTAGCTCATTCAAGGCCGTTTCCGGGTGAATTTCCCCAAACTCTTTCGAGCTTAGGCCGATGTTTATTTCCAGTGTTTTCATGTTCTTACTTTTTCTTACTTGTTTCCTAAAAGGCCGTTGAGGCTTAGACTTTTCCATTCTTGGAAAGTCAACTCCGTGCCGTGGATTTTATTCCAAGCGCGAAAATTTTCTTCTGAATAGCGTTTCTCTGATGCTCCATTGATACCTAAAATAGCCATGGCTATGACTGCCGAAAAAATGCCAGAAAGGCAAAGCTCCGGTTTCCAACTTTCAATAATCTCTCTTATTTTCATGTGTAAAGCGTGCCCTTGTTTGCGGGCACGCGGACAAGGTAGAAAAGGAAAGGCACCGGCACAAGCTTTTTTCATTTTATTTTCAGATACCAACATGCGACAATTTTGTCGTATTTCATGCGTCCATTTACTACGTTTCTAGTAAATAGAACATGCGACAATTTTGTCGTATGTCATTTGATTGAAACAAGCGTTTCAATCTTTGGATTGAAGCGGGCACCGGGCACCGGCACCGGCGGGCACCGGCACCGGGGCGGGGGGTATGGGGTGGGTTGAAGGTTCCCCGGCACCGGCACGGGCACCGGTGGGGGGGCTTCCCGGGCAGAATCGCCAGCGCGGGAGGTCGCCAGCGGTGGGCGCACAAATACAGAATCTCGATTTTCTCAATCGACCCCTACCTGACGTATCCGTCAACTACCCCACTATACCAACCCGTCAAACTTTTTTCTTGACACATCCGTATGCCCAGCCTACGACTGCCCCCGACATGAACAACGAACCAGAAATACAACTACCAGAACCCCCGACCGGCCACACGTGGCAATACCGTGGCATGGGGTGGAACCCCGGACGGGAAATCGCAGGATACTTGACGGTGTGGGACGAACTCCGGGGTGATCCGGCGTATCGCCCCTACGCCACCCCCAACGGCCTCGCCGACTACCACTACTGGGAAGCTGTGGCTTCCACCTCCGACATCCCCCTCATCGAGAAACTCTGCACCGAGCTGGATGCAGCGCAAGGGATCGCGGAAGCGTTGGAGAAGGAAGTCGAGCTGCTAAAGATGGAGCTGAACACCTACAAATCCATCTACAAAAACGAGACTAGCCGTGCCGACGGGATGGCTGCGCTTCTGATTAAATGTTGCCACAAAATTGATTCCAACTTCGCTGCTGATCCCATGGTCGCGAGGTTGCCGGACATGATCGAGCAACTGAAAAAAGAACGCGACAACTGGGAGGCGACCGCAACGGATTTCAACAAAGCGCGGGAATACTATCGCGACCTAGTCATCCAGTGTGGGCAAGCCATCGGGAAAGCCGCATACACCAGCGACGATGGCACCACGCAGGAGGATGTGTTGTGCGCCAAGGTGCCGGGGTTGGTGAAGGCGATGTGCGACCCCGCATTGGATGTGGTGAGACCCCACCCTGAACCCGATTACGCCGCCGAGGCGAAGAACATCCTCCAGAGATATTTTGGATGTTACGCGGACATCCGCGACACTGGGCTTGACATCTTCGTCGATCTCATCATTAAAGCAGCAAAGCAATAAATCTATGAACGCAATAGCAGAAATAACAAACTCGGCAACAACATGGTCCGAAGCCTTCGCCCTCGTTGGAACGGTCTTCGGCTTGGCCACAATGATGTGGGTAATGAACAGATAACAACTCTATGAACGCAACAAGAAACAAACTGCTCAACGCAGCAATCACCCGATACATGAACAACGGAGACGAGCAAATCAATCAGCTTGTGGATCGTCAGTTCAATCGCCCCAATCGCCACGGTTATCGCCAACACCGCCGGATCAATCCCAAGCGGCAGTTGAAGAAGCTCATCCTCAAATTCGGGCTGGTATGAACGTCATCAAAGTCATCCAAGAAGTGCTGGAGGAAAACGCTTTCATCCAAGGCGAAGACCCCTTCGATCCGAACGTCACCTTCCAAGAGTTGAACATGGACAGCCTTGACATCACACGTTTTGTGATCGAGGTCGGTCAACGTCTTGGGATTGAGATTGACATCGAGAACGTGTGGCCTACCACTATCGCCGAGCTGGTGAGCCAGATCGAAAAACAGATAGCATGAACAACACCACATTCGGAGACCAGCTCCATCGCGTGCGGATTGCAATGGGGATCACCCAGAAGCATCTGGAGCATGTCTGTGGTTTTGGCCCCGGCACGGTCTCGCACTACGAGAACTACCGCCGCGAGCCATCCACCACAGCGTTACGCAAATTACGCCGTGCGCTGGGCTGTTCGTGGGAAGATCTTTTGGGAAAGTAATATGGACCGCTACGAGCAAGAACAAATCTTCATCCGTGAGGTTGACAAGCGCATCGACCAGATTGCCGACGAGTTCGATCTGGATGCTTTTTTCGTGCTGGGCTACCTCGCCCGCACGATGCACCGGATTCAGACCGATCTGGATTTCGAGGAGGACATGGAACAACTTGAAGACGAAGATGACTGAACTCTACCAAAATCTCGACAAGAGCCTGAAGTTCGTGTGGATACACACGCCTTGGATGGTGAACCACTGGACCGACCACCTCGGCAGCATCCGCTACGAGGAGATCTACGAATGGCTGTGCGACCGCTATGGCCGTGGCCGGTGCCCCATCGGGCGCAACGACGGCAACTGGATGATAGGTTCCGCCACCGTGCGCGGCCACACATGGATCGGCTTCGAGACCGAGGCGATGATGAACGAATTTCTGGAGGAGTGGAGATGAGCAGATGCACCAAGAAAGGAGGCACCCTTGCGGAAGCCTGCAAAGCCATCTTCGCCTGCGTCGAGCCGGGCCGCGTCAATCCGTGGTTCTGCTACCAGTGCGAGAAGTGCAGTCAATATCACATCTGTAAGGAACCGAAATAACATGAACCACGACCCCGTCAACCACCCCACCCACTATTGCTCTCACCCCTCCGGCATTGAGGCAATCACCATCACCCGCGAAATGTCCTTCAACGTGGGCAACGCTTTCAAGTATCTCTACCGCTGCGACAAAAAAGAGAACACGATGCAGGACATCAAGAAGGCGATCTGGTATATCGAGGACGAGATCAAACGGCGCGAAGGCTTCCGCTGGAAGTTCATGCGCGAGGACCCGTCCTATCTCCCGCGTAACGACGGACCTACATCCATCAAGGCCGTGCTGAGTTGGGAGTCACGCTTCTCGGGCTTCTTGGGTTTGGCTTTGAACCACCTCTACTGCGCCCATGCTTCGCCACGTTCCGTCGAGCCGTTGAAATCCGCGCTTGAAACCTGCAACCACATACTGAAGGTTTGGGGATGAATATCACCGGCGCAATTACCTAACCAAAATACCGACATGAACATCACCGGAGCCATCGCCGCCATCAAGGCGTTCACCGAAGCCGTCAACGGGAATGTGGTTTCCCCTGACGAAGTCTTCCGCCGCGCTACCATCTGCGCTAAGTGCCCTATGAAACGGCGCGTGACAGGCGCACCGTCCAAGATTTCTCGCTATCTCGGAGTGCTGGCCAACAAGCATCGCGTTCCTGCGGATCTCAACGGCCAGAAGTGCGGCGTGTGTGGTTGCTCCTTCATGCTGCTCATCCCTGCCACAGAAGATGATCTCCACAAGGACTCACCCGAAGAAGCCAAAAAACGTCCCGACAAGTGCTGGATGAAAAAGCTTGACACGTCCGTCGATAAGTCGTAATTCTCCCGCGCAGATCATTTGGTAGTGTTCGTGCGATGTGTGGCCCCTGCCGAGGAAACCCCTTGGCGGGGGTTTTCTTTTGTTGTTGACTTTTCTACTAACGTCATTCAGCTTGCCGTCGCTATGAGTGCATTATTCAGAATAATCCAACGTATCGAGGCGAGACTTCGCCCCGCCGCCGTCGTAGCTACCGCAAACACCACAGTAACCCGCGATCAGGCTTGGAATGAAGTCGTCGTGAGTAACAAGGCCGCTACGGGAGCTGTAACCTTCGCCCTCCCTGCCGCAGAGCGGGGAATGCGAGTAACCGCTATCGTGCAAGCCGCGCAAGAGCTTCGCCTTGATCCCAACGGGACCGAGACCGCTGCCCTTGCCAACGGCGTGCAACAAACAGCAGGGAAATACATCGTTGCCGACGCAATCGGTGAAACGATCTCCTTGGTCTGTCTCACTCCCGGAACTTGGGATGTTGAGAACCACAACGGAACTTGGACCGCACAAGCGTAAGCCATGCTCGAAATCGTCAGGGGCCGTTCTTGGCAACAAGACTTTACCGTTCTCGATAATGAGGACGGCCCCATGACTGATCTCTCGATCTTCGACACAATCAAATCTCAGATTCGAGAAAAGGACGCGGTCAAGAATAAGGTCACAGGCATTTTTGAAAATGCCCTCGTTGTTGACGTTAGCGTTTCAACCGAAGACTCTGTTCTCACCCTTTCGCTGACCCGCGAGCAGACCTTGGCACTGAAAAACAGTATCTATCAGATCGACGTAATCGGGAGCCTCGACGAGAGCGACGAACCGCTTCTTGATACCGAGCCAATCGCTGTGAACAACCGCCCCACTTTGCCATGACACCTCACATCGACCCACTCCAACCTGTCCTCGGATACATGCTTGCGGCGGCTTCGTCGGGAATCATGTGGCTTGCTGAAACCGTGCCCGCTCACGCACCTTGGCTTCAGGTCGGCGGGACGGCGGGGCTGATCGGCGGACTTTCCTACGGGTGCATTACCCTTTGGAAATCATTGCAGGAACAACGCAGGGAGTTTACCGCCGAACGTGCGGCGTTCATCAAAGCCAAGGACGATCTCGAAAAAGAAATTCGAGACGATTGGAAGGAACAGAACAATAAGCTCATCACGGTCTTAAACAAAATCGACGACAAAAATTAACGCCATGCCTGAGTCATACACATCCGGCCCGAACAGGGTCATCATTCGCCACAAGGGGCCCGCAGGAAAAGGTATCCCTACCGGGGGAAGTGCGGGCCAGATCCTCGTCAAATCTTCTGGCACCGATTACGCGACCGAATGGGTCGAGGCACCTGACGGCACGGATGCTGTGGTCTTCGGCGGAACCGCTCCGGTCAACGATGAACTCGTTCTCTTTAACGGCACCACCGGCAAACTGGTCAAGCGCAGCTCAATCCCTGCCTCCTCGCTGGCCTTTGTCGCCGACCTCGCTAACAAGGTCGATGTTGACGGTGCCAAAGTTCTCTCCGCAAATGATTTTACCAACACGCTGAAAACCAAGTTGGACAATCTCCCCGCCGCTGGGTTTTTCCGTGGCAACTTTGCGAACATCGCAGCGGTCAACGCTTTCTCTTTTAGCCCTGTTCCTGCGGTCGGTGATTACGTCACAGTCGCCGGACCGGCCTTCGCTCGCTACTGGTGGAACCCAAACGGCACCCCGGCATGGGTTGTTGAGACAGTCCCTTACACCCCGGACGCAGCCGACCTTGCCGACATCCTTTTTGATGACGGTGAGACGTGGACACTCGCAGGGAACATCATGTTTACCCCGGCGTATCTTGCGCTCCTCAACGAGCATGAGACGACCATCACCAACCTCGGTTTAGGAACAAGCTCCTCCACGCCAAAAGGCTACGCCAGCTATTTCAGCATCGCGGGGCAGACCATCGTGATTAGCACCATCTCGGACGGCACGAACAACTTCGTTGTGGTTAATCCTGCAACAGCGGTGTCCGGCACCAGCAATGAGTTTACAGGGGGCACAGGCTCGTTGGGCAGGCTCCAATACACCGGAATTATCACCCCAAGGATTTTCAGTGTTCACGCCACGGTATCCCACTCCGGCGGTGCGAGTGATCTTGCGCTTTTTGCTGTTGCAAAAAACGGGGCAGTTATTTCCGAAAGTCGGACACTGAGCGAAGTCAAAACCGTTGCTGAAGTCCATCAAGTAAACGTGACAGCTCTCGTATCCCTAGCCACCAACGACTACGTCGAGATCTTTGTCGCTAACACATCCTCGACCGATGACTTGAAAGTTCATGCGTTGAACATTTCTGTATCGCTTGCATAAATTATCTTGACACGTTCGTCAAAGGGTGCTTTTCTGCGTCAGGCACTGCTTACCAACCAACAAAAACTATGACTGCTATATCCAGCTACATCCGCCATTTGATTGTCACTGCTGTCCTCTTGCTCATCGAGCGAGCCAAGCTACCTGTCGAGGGGGCCGAAGACGCAGCTAACGCTATTGCCTTACTCGCTATTGGAACAGCCACATGGGCGGTTGTCAAATACGCGCCTGAACTTGCCAAGCGCATTGGCATACTTGTCATCCCCCTTGCCGCCGCGATTCTATTCCTGCCGTCGTGCGCGGATTCCGAGTATCCGCTCGTTGGCCAGATCAGCTACCTCGACCCCGAAACCGGAGCCAAGGGCGGTCTTGTTTTTGAGCCGGGCAAACCGCCTCGTGCGTCCGTCCGCATCCCAGTCTATGACGATCAGGGCAAGCTAATCGGAGTCGGTCAAGTTAGCGGCCCGCTCGCTCGTGAGATTGACGCAACCAAATAATTTATGACGGATCTCGTAAGAGAAATCATCCGCATAGCCAATGGCGAGGTGGGAATTGAGGAAGTCAACGGGAGCAACTGTGGCCCCCGTGTGAACGAGTATAAAGCCGCAACTTGGCTCACCCCAAAAAAAGGTTGGCCTTGGTGTGCAGCTTTCGTGTGCTGGGTCGTTCGCGAAGCTTTGAAGTCCTGCGGTGCCAAGGAAACCAAATCCTTCAAACGCCCGAAGACCGCCGGTGCCTACGACATGGAAAATTGGTCTCTGGCTCAGGACGCGACTACATGGACGCGCAAGCCCCACGCCGACGACATTCTCCCCGGCGACATTGTGGTCTTCACCTTCTCACACATTGGCTTTGCCATGTCGTCTCCCGATAGCTCGGGAAACATCGCCACTATCGAAGGTAATACCGATGCCAGTGGAAGCCGTGAGGGCGGCGGGGTTTACCGAAAACTCCGTCATGTTTCCAAGATCCGTAGCCGTATCCGTTTCAGGCAAGAGAAACTCATTAAAGCATGACAACAAAGCAACAAAAGATAGCAGAGGCACTGCAACGCTACCCTGAGAAAAGCAACTGGGCCATTAGCCGGAATATGAACAAGGTAAACGCCGCTGACGTTCAGGTAGTCAGGGACGCGCTTGTCACCGGCGAGGTCCCAACGCCTACACCGGCGACTGTTCAGCCCACTGGCGGATCATACAACCTTCAAGGTAAGCGTGTGCTTCCTCGCCGTCCTGCTGAGAGTGCCACTAAATACATCAAGCGTCTTGCGAATGGTCGCGGTTTTGACCCCAAGAAATTATCGCAGGAGTGGGGGATGAGCGAAGAGACCATCCGTAAACACGCTCGCGAAATGGGTTGCCTCAAATACGTTGAAGTCAGTGAGGATGACTGGGTCGCTTTAATTATGAATCCCGAAACAGCAGAAAAATACGCATTATGAATGAACCCACCAACGGACATGATCTTAGCAAGATGCGCGTCTCAAGCGACGAAGCAGTCTCAGAAGTAACACGCGCCAGAACGGCTCTCGCGAAAATCAAGCGCGAACTCAACGCCGTCACCAAGGACCGCGACGAGCTTCTCGTCGAGTTCGACAATCTCCACAAGGCAAAATACCCAGAGCCGATTCCAAGCAAGCCACGAAAGGGGAAATCCAAGGATCTCGTTCGCGTGATCTGCTGCGATGTTCACGGTAGCGGTATGGATCGTGATGCCGTTGAAGCGTTTCTAACAGACTTGAAAAAGTGGGACCCTGATGAGATTGTCCTCCTCGGTGACATTGTTGAGTGCGGGGGTTTCCTCGCGGCTCACCACACTCTCGGGTATGTGGCCCAGACCGAGTATTCTTGGCAGGATGACATCGCCTGCGGAAACTGGTTCCTCGACCGCGTGATGGAAGCCGCCCCCCGCGCCGAGATCCATTACCTCGAAGGCAACCACGAAGACCGCGTCGAGCGTTGGGTTGTGGACCAGACCATGCGCCACAACCGCGATGCCGAGTTCCTTCGCTCCATGCTCGCGCCCGACAAGCTGATGCGTCTTGAAGAACGGGGGATTAAATTTTATCGACGCGGCGAAAAGACTTGTCCCACACTTCCGCCGGGTTGGCTCAAGCTCGGAAAGGTTTTCTTCGTGCATGAACTTGGCAGCGGCAAGAACGCGGCTTCGTCCGCCGTGGGGCGGACCGGCGGCAATGTCGTCTATGCCCACACCCACCAAGAGGACACCTCTTCGCTCGTGCTTCCCGGTGTCGGCCTCGTCAAGGCTTTCAACCCCGGATGCCTTTGCCTGCGCCAACCACTGTGGAGACACTCAAATCCGACGGGTTGGAGTCACGGCTATGGTGTGCAGTTTGTCGCATCCTCGGGCGAGTTCCTCCATCTCAACATTCCGATCTGGGAAGGTCGGTCGCTTGTGGGTTCGATGCACAGCCGCATGAAACATTGACAAACTCATACCCCCATGAAACCCTCACGCGACCCCGGTGCGCTGAGTTAATCGCAAGGGCGAAACCTTGCGGGGTTTTTTGTTCACCTCTAAATTGTAGGCGAGCCGGGGTCACACTCTCAACAATAGAAATAACATGGACATCAACAAAAATAAACTAGCCGACCTCCGGGATTACTTCCTCAATGGCGGCTCCACTGAAGCTGACGACATTCTCGCTTTCCTCGCCACCGAGGACGAGAGCGTAATGACAGGTTACATCGCGGCACTGAAGACGACCTACCCGGATGACTTCGGACCGAAGAAGAAAAAGCCCGCTGCCGCCAAGGCTCCTGAGCCGGAACCCGACCCCGTGATCGAACAACGCTTCTTCCTCAAGGACGCAATCACCGGCCTCGTCACCGAGCTGGAAATCTCCAAGGAGAAACCCGGCAAGACTACCCTTGTGGTCAAGGAGCCAAAGGAGCTGGTCAACATCCTCCTTCGCGGTGAGATCACGACCATCGACCTCTACCAGCTCAACAAGCTGCCTGATACCGCCGAGCATCTCGGGGTCCCCGTCGCCAAACTGAAGCAGCTCGCCGAGCTGGCCAAGGCTTGATGATCGAAGAGGAAGTCAGGAAAGATCCCTTCGAGGGGATCGTTCTCAATCACGACCGGCTCGACTGGTCGGACCAAAACCTGACGGCTGACCGCATCAGTTCCACCCTGATCGGCAACAGCCCCCGCAAATACTGGGTCCTTCAACCGGACAAGAAACCGTGGGAGATCGAGCGTGAAATCCTTTTCGAGGCCAAGCGTCCAAACTGGGGCGGTCTTTCAAAGCATGGCAAACCGTATTACCAGCACTTTCTCACACTGATAAAATTACTGTTTCCAGAAACAGACATCACACCGTCCCTTGCGGATGCTGTGATGTTTTTTTGTCGGGGTATTGGAGGAGCCAACAAAAAAATACTCAATCTCATCGGTAGCGCAAACTCAGGCAAATCCGCTTCCGGTTGCCGCATCGCCTTTGCCCTGATGTATATTGACCCAGAATACACGGTTGTCTATGTCGCCAACCCCTTCGACTCCGCTTCCGATTCGACCGTGTGGGGCGACATTGAAGAGCTGTGGGATCAACTCTGCGAAGCCCACCCGAACACGACCGGACAAGGATTCGGAGATGCCTCCGTGCTGTTTCCTTACGGTCGAAAATACGCCAACCGCTGCCTTGAGTTCATGCCCAACATTCCGAAAGCCGCGAGGATCGAGCTGCGGAACACCAAGCATGTTGGAAAATACAAGGGATCAAAAACTCGGGGTAAGGACACCGACCGTGGCGTGATGCTTATTGTGGTCGATGAGGTCAACGAGATCGAGAACATGGCCTTCCTGACCACACTGGCAAACATCTCGCAGCAGGATGCGTTCTTCGCCATCACATCCCAGAACTTCAAAAACGAGGATGACATGGGCGGTAGGCTCACCAGTCCGAAACCAACTTACGGGGGTCCCGCTTCCTTCGATGATCTCGACATCGAAGAACATGCTTGGTGGCACAGCGAAGCCTCTTCGATCACGCTTCGCTTCGATGGCCACAAGTCGCCGAACATTCTCTCGGGCAAGACCCTCTACCCCAAGCTCTTCAAGCAGTCAAACCTCCAGCAGATGCTCGATGATTACGGCGAGCAGTCGCCGGACTACTATTCTCAGGTGCGTTCGTTCCCGGCGCGGGGCGACGACATGAACTCAGTCCTCTCGAAGGCCAAGCTCTCGTCCTCCCGCTACAAGGACCCATACTTTACCATGATCCGCATCGACGGTGCAGTTTCCTTTTGCGACCCTGCTTTCGGAGGACGCGACAAGTCGAAGTGGGGCTACGCGCAATACGGGATCGCCAAGGTCACTGATGCCAACGGCAATGACGAAACACAGGAAGTCGTTCTTTTCAAGGACTTCTTCAAGACCCTCAAGTTGGTCAAGGATGCCACCTACAACGACTACTGGTTCGGTAGAATGCGTGCGGCAAGGGTCGAGACCTCTGGCTTCACTATCGGAGGAATGGTTTCCTACGAGGATCAGATTGCTATCCAGTGCGCTGAACTAAATCTCGCGCACGGAATCAAACCTTCTCACTTCGGGTATGACTTCTCGATGAGGCCGGATATTGTCTCGTCGATGACTCGGATGCTCGGCTACTCCATCCACGCTTTCGATTACAATCAAGCCCCAGAAGGTGTCTTTCTCCAGAACATCAAAAAGAACAGCGAGGATTGTTGTAAAAACCGATGCACGGAACTTGCTTTCCTCGCGAGTGACCTATTTCTAACTAAGCAGGTTCGTGGTGGCAGCAACATTGAAACTGCTGTCATTCAACTCAGCCGGACGCTTTATGAGACTGTCAACAAGAAATACGTCTCCGAAGGCAAGAAGGAATACAAGGCTCGCTGGCAGCAAGTATCGCCAGATGATCGAGACGTTCTAATGGGGATCTCAGGGTTACTTCAACGTGTCGGATTCCGAGCAAAAACTGTAACGAACGGAAAGCGCAGCGAGTCACTTTGGAGCTTGCTTGAAAAGAAAGGTCTGGGTAAAAGCCGTATCATCAAGAAAATATGAGCTGCCAAACATGCAACAAAATCAAAGCCCCTATCTCGATGGGGCACTCGGGGCTGAACTACCAGTTGGAACCTGAAGCCCAGCCTATTAGCGACAGGTTCGGCAAGATCGTTGATCTCTCCCAACCCATTGCCAAGAAACCACACAGCCCTTTCGGTGGATGGGGTGTGGACTTCTTCGTTAATTCAATCCAGACGCATTTCGAGGGGGCGACAGCCGAGATCGTTTACCAGAATGTCGCACGGAACTTTGACCTTAACCTCATCGACTACACCCGCGCCGACCTGTGGCTCAACCTGAACATTCAATGGCTCCAGCGGGTGCCGAAGAAATACCGCAGGATTGACCTTTTCACGCTTATGTCCGTCGCCATTCCGATCAAATACCAGAAGTCATCCGACCCTCACACCAAGACACGACCCTTCGACACAGCGACCCAACGCTCATTGTGGTCCTTGCTTGAACTCTACCTTTGCGTTGCTCCTAGCCGGTTCAGTTACGGTCGATTCATTATGCTTGCGGAAGTTGTCAAGGACCTTTATAGTCCCGAGAAATCCCCGTTTTCGGGGACCTCTTCCGACTTCCAAAAGATCATCCTAAACCTTGAAAACTTATCCGACATACCGACCTACACCGTCGAAGCCGCAAGGCAGTGGTTGTGGGCGACCATAAACGATCTCGGACTGTTTGATGGAAATTTTGACCAATACGCCGCTAAGAACCTATGGACATGAAATTTGACTCCGAGTATTTTGAAAACGCCACCGAACTTGCACAGGCTCGTGAGGATGCTTGGGAAAATATCAGGGACAGGCGTGACCGGTTGGGGATTGTTCGCAAGTTCACAAACATGATGAACACGCTCTCCGAAGAGGAGGCCAAGCAACTCAACCGGACCGAGATCGTCAACCACGGTCTCACGCACCGGGACATGCTCCAGAACGAGACCCAGCTCACTTCAATGGTGACGGTCACGAACTCGCTCCTTGAGGTCATCGTGGACACCGACAACCCGGAGCAGGACTTTGTCACCAGTCAACGGATCAGCCAAGCAATCAACGAGAACGCCATCCACCACAAAGGCCGTTTTGCAAACCTTTGGCGCAAGGTCGCCGGGGAGATTGTCATTGCCGGGGGATGTCCTGTGGTTTTTCCACAGAAATACGGCTGGCTTCCCACCCCATCGCCAGATATGTATTTCCCACGGAATACGTCTTTGGACGCTGAAGAGATCCCCTACGCTTTCCAATCGGTTGAACTTGGGGTCATGGATCTCAAGAATCTCCGTGAAGCCGTAGGCGGTGAAAAGGGCAAGCACATCGCCGTCGATAACATCGACAGGCTCATTGAGGCAATCGAAGAGCAAATCGGCGAAAACAGTAAGAAGAGTTCAAACGATTTTGCGATTGCCCAGTCTGTCCGCCAAAACGATTTGTTTGACAGGCAGATTACGATTTCCGCGTGCTGGTATTACGAAATAAAAACCAAGGAAAGAAGCAGCGACCAGTATGTGTCGGCCACTCTCTTCATTGACAACATTGAGGGCATTGAGCTGAAGTCAAAATCCGAGGATGCTTCTGCCCACTGCATCATAGCCTATTTTGACAAGGCGTATGAGAACGCTTCCGATTGGCTTCACATGGTCACGGTCGATTCCGAAATTGGCGGAGTCAAGACGACCGACACCCTTCGTGGTGTGGCTGAGATGAGCTACGCCTCGGGCGCGGAGATGGAGGAGTTGCTCAACCTCATCATCGAAGGTGACAAGGCACGCGCCAAGCCCAAGTGGAAACTCACCGACGGGGCCGACCCAGAGGAGGTCCTGAAGTGGAACTCGGTGTCCGACGCTTTCGTCCCGCAAGGTATCGAGGAAATGCAGATCAGGAACAATTCCGCGAGCCTGATGACCCCCTTCTCGCTGCTTTCGCAGAACGCTGCCGGTCTGGCCACGTCGGACACGGCGAACTCAGGTCGCGGCGGCGAGCTTCGCCAGCAGGCAGTCGAACGCCAGAAAAACTCGGTCATGCTTCAGACCAACCGTGTCTCCGAAGCCTACAACCACATGGAATCCATTCTTGAGACCGTCGTGTGGCGGCTTCTCGCCGGTGATACCAAGCCGGGGACTGCCGGACACCGTGAGACAATGCGCGTGCGCGAAAAGCTTGAAGCCTCCGGGATTGATTACAAGAAGCTCGCCGAGAGGAAATACGGAAAATTCACTTGGCTCCGCATCCGTGTCAAGCGGACCATCGGCAACGGTGATCGCCAGCAGCAGCTTGAGACAGCCGACTGGATCATGGCGAACCGCATGGCCCTTGAACCCATCGCTCGACCGCTGGCGATCCAGCAGGCCCTCCTTCTTCGCACTCAGGACCCCGACCTTGCTGAAAGCTTGGTCAAGGTTCCAAAGGCTATCATCAACACCCAGAAGATCACCGCCGAGAATGAATACGACACGATCCGCCGTCGTGCCGCGCTCGGTCAGATACTCCCAGTCTCACAAGACGACATCCATCAGGACCACATCCCGATTCACCTTCTCGACATGCAAGCCCATGTGGCCGCTCACAGCGTTCGCCCTTGGGACAAGCTCGATGTCATTTCTTTTGCTGGCCTTGTCGAACACACCGGCCAACACCTCCAGACACTTATGGGCGACCCTGTCACGGCGGGGGAGGCAAAGCTTTTCCTTCAAGATTATCAGATGATCTCCGAGTCGGCACAGACTATCGTCCAAGAAATCGACGAGGCTACGCCCGACGAAGGGATGGGGATGAGTGCAAAGGAGCAGGCAGATTACACGTTAAAGCTTGAAACTCTCCGACAGCGTTCCGTTGAACTTGGTCTCAAGGCTGAGAATATGGACAGGCTGAACAAGAATGCCGCTTCACGTCAGGCTCTCGCCCAACGTGGCCAATACGTTCGTGAGATTAACGAGTCAGCGCGTTTGAAGCTTGACGACAAGCGGATCGAGAAGCAGGCTGAAATGCGGAAACAACAACAAAGAAAAGAATGATCGAACACACCCCTTTATCGGTCCACAAGACCGTGCAACTTGATGCGGCTCTCAAGGACCCCCGTTTCGTAGCATCCATCGGATCGGCCTACCCTGACATCAGGGAAGTATTGACCGACATCCAACGTGCCGTCATCACGCCTAATAACATTGACAAGATTGGTCCAACCATTCTTGCCATGAAACACATTGACGACATCTTTCTGCTTTTCAAAGCAGCTTACGATCTCAAACAATCTCAAGAAAAACAAAAATAGAAACAATAAAATATGTCAGAAAACAACGATATTGATGTAGCTTCGCCGCGTTCAGAGGAAATCATGGACAAACTTTTCGGCTCCGAGTCGCAGGAAAGCGATAGGGTCGAGGACACCGTGGATGATGAAATCGAGGATACTGTGGAGGACGAAATCGAAGACACCGAAGAGGAATCCGACGACACCGATTCCACGGATGATGACATCGACTACGATGAGGTTCTGAGTAAGGACGACGACCAAGAAGACGAGCAGGAGGAATCACCCCGGATCGAATCCAAGGCCCGAGAACAAGCAAAGATTCGTGGGCGTGAGGCGAAAGAGCTGAAAGCCAAGCTCACCGAAAAGGACCTTGAACTCGCCCGAGTCACCAAGGAGCTTGAGGAGAAAAAGTCTCGCCTTGAGGAGGTTGAGGCTACTCAGATCAAACCTTTTGAACATCCCGATTACGTCAGCGCACGGGAGACCATCCTGTCCGACGTTCGTGTGGTTTCCCGTCGCCTCCCCGGCGAAACGAAGACTCTCCTTGTGAAGAAGTTCGGTTTTCTAATGGATGCCTTTCTCGAAGCTTCCGAGGTGCCCTCTGAAAAAGCCGCCGAGGCCGACGAAAAACTAACGGGCGCGATTGTGGATAACCTCAAACTTTCAGACGTGCCGTATGAGGAGATGGACGAAGATGAACGCAGCGCGGCTATGCCCACCGTTGACCGAATCATGGGCTTGCTCGAACGTAACTCCGAGAAAACACGCGATCTTCAGAATCTCTACACCAAGCTCGAAAGCCGCGCCAAAACCGGCAAGCTTTCCGTTGGCTACAAGGAATATGAAAACAAAACCAATGAGTTCAAGCCGATCATCGACAAAGTTGGTGACGTGCCTGATGAAGTTCTTGAAGCCAAGCCACACTCTATTGAAGCCATTGTAGCCAAGCTCATCAAGAGTTCACCTGAAGCCAAAAAGCGTTTTGAAAAAGCTCAGAAGGATGTTTTAGACGTGCTTGTGGGTCCGCGTGTCTTGACTCAGGATGACATCGACAAACTCGAAGCCAACGGCACCGACATCAAAGAGTATCTCGTTGAGCGAGATAGACTTCATCAAACCAAACTTAAAAAGCTCGCACCGATGTTTGTGCAAGCTCTCGTCACCCGCGCCGAGTTTTCCAAATACGTCGAGAAAGCTTCCAAGGCTTCAGATAATGATGATGAAGCTGAGACCGAGTTTGATGCCGTTCAGAAGGCATCGAGAAAAAGAGTTAAACTTGACGGCAAGAAAGCAAAAGAAGATCCGCGCAAGCGCGATCCTCTCGCCGGTATCTTCGGCCCATCCGAAGAAGACGACTGGTGATTTTTATGTTGACAGTTCCTCGGAGACGTGCTGAATTGCTCTCAGCCTAGTGGTTTTCCAAGCCACAGCCTTTGAGCATCACGTTCAGCTTACCGGAGGATTTAGCGTCCCTCCAACGGTGTCCATAGGAGACTGACGGTGGCTCGTTAGTTGCGGAAACGAGAAATCGAAACTTCAACCAACAAAAATTATGTCAACCGCATGTAATCCAGACAAGATTATCGCTGCCCTTTACGAGCAGACCGAGGTAATCACCGACATCGTCCGTGAGGAGATTAAAGACTCCCCGAATCTCGCACTTCGTATGATCCCCGATGGTGGGGTCGTTCGTCGCAATGCTAACAGCTCGTCCGTTATTTACGGCGAGGCCAAACAGGCTTCCGTGGCCTACAACTCCGTCGATCATTCCGAGCGTGCCCTCGTTGAGGGTGGTGACTTCAAAGGTCGCACCCTCCACGGCACAAACGGTATCTTCGGAAACCTGACCAACGATATTGATGACAATGCTTGCCACGGCCAGCACACCATCGACTTTTCGCAGGGCTTCCGTATCCGTGAGTTCGAGGACTTCGAGCTTTCGCTCGATACTCCCGTCAAGTGCGCTCGTGAACTCGACCGTCTTGGAGAAGCCCACATTCGTGGCTACTTCAACGGCATGAAGAACCAATTCACCCGCTGGGGTATGTCCAACTTCTCGGACAACCTCCTGAACCTCGTGATCCGTCACGGTGAAGCCAACGCTTCGGTTCTCGCAGGAGATCAGTTCAACGTGTCCGCTGGTGGATGGCAAGCCCCTCCACAATATCGCATCACGATTCACTTCCTTCAGGACTATCGCGATCACATCATGGCCGAACTTCGCGGTCGCGGTTTCGCGGCTTCCGAGGATTACATGCTCGAAGTTGAAATGCCCCGCCTTGACTGGCAGGACGCAGTCATCAAAGACAAAATCGAGCGCGACATCACCGGAACGCAGTATCTCAACGATCAACTCAAGGACACCGAAGGCCCGATGAAGGGACGCATGTATGATACCTACGGCGGTATCAAGTGCTACTTCAACGAGACCCCGATCCGTGGTTACTTCAAGCAGACCGGCACCGCTGGCGGAAACCCCGTCTATGCCTTCGTTCGTGTTTACGACTGGGTCAACACCCTCGGTGAGGATGGCGGTCTCATCACCGGAACCAACCACCAATACCGCAAGGATTCCATTGTGGTTGACGGCATCAAGCATGACATGGTCACGCTGATCCCTCACGTTGACCCGCGCTCCTTCAAGCGTTACGGTTTGATGAAACCCATCAAGCCTGTCGGCGGAGACAACTCCGGCGTGAACTACGCGGTCAAGGTTGTGGACGGAAGCTTCCTCTCGTGCAACGAGCATAACGACAAGTTCAAGCTTGCCGCTCGCCACGAGTTCCGCTTCAAGGCAAAATACCCCGAGTTCTCGGGCTTCATTGCCTATCGCCACAGCCAACGCCCCGGCTACGTTCTCGAAGTCACCGAGCGCAACTACGGCCCCGGTATCGACAACTTCGCCGGACCAGAAGAGTTCGACACCACCGCTGCCGATGCCTGCTCGCAAGCCGAGTGCGCCCAGTGCGGTAAGGTCGCTGAACACGATGGCGAGTGCGTGGCTCCTGAGTCCGCCGACGCTTCCGTGTTGGGTCTCTCCCCTGCTGGAACCGCTACTACGGTGTTCGAGGGCGATGCCTACACCCTCCGCATCGCGGTCAACCGCACCGGTGGAAACGCTGGCGCAGCTTCGGTCACTTGGACGACCGCCCACGTCACCACCAACGACACCGACTTCCTCGACGGAACCGGCACGTTGGAATGGGAAGCGGGCGACAACGATCCGAAGTTCATCGAGATCGACATCCTCGCGACTGCCGTTGCTGCAACCGATCAGACCTTCACGGTCACGCTTACCACTCCGGTCGGCGCAACCCTCGGAACTGGCGCGAACGTCACCACTGTCACACTTGTTGACAACTCCTGACCTTTTGGTCTAACCTATAACCGAGGGGCGGGTTGGGAAAACCCCGGCTCGCCCCTCCTCCCTTTTTCCTCTTACGCTCATGGAACTCCTCGAAGATCTTATTGTCGAACCCGCCCTGTATCAATACGACACGGGACCGGAAGCTCAGGTTGGCGATCAGGTCAAACTGTTCCTCGATCAGGACGTGAACCCCGGTTGGCCCGAGTTCATTTTCGGGACGATCCAGCACCCCATCACCAAGGTCAACTGCGAGACTGCCACTTCCTACAACATTGAGTATGATGAGGCCGATCTTCTTGTGGTCAGCCTTCTTACCACGGGAGCAATCCTCAGCGGAACCGCTGTGGTTTCGCAGATACAAGTCGTAGCCAACGCGCTTGACCAAGAGATCGCCGACCGCATTGCCGATGCGGCTGCGGAGGAGGCTGCTCGAATCGCCGCAGATGCCCTCAGGGTTCTAATAGCCGACGGCACGTCCACAAACCAAACGCTTGTCAACCCCACTGAAGCTTCGATCAACATTGGACCTAGTGGCACGCTGGAAACGCTTGTGCTGACCTCCGGCACTTTCCAGATTTGCACCCTCACAGGGAACTGCGTATTTACCATGCCCACTGCGACGGCAGGAAAGACACTAACGCTCAAACTATTTACCGGCGCAGGCAGCTTTACCGCCGCCTTTACTGGAGTCAAATGGCCGGGAGCTTCGGCACCCACCATCACAGTAACCGCCAGCAAATTTGACATGCTCCAATTCAAGGCTGATGGAACAAGTTGGATTGGACAAGTCCTTGGACAAAACTACACTGCATAATCACCATGCTCTACGACAACGAAATCACCACGACCGATGAGGTTTACAACCTCCCCGAAGGACAAGAAGTTCAAATCCACACGGATGCTGACATCACCATCGCTTTCTGGAATCCAAGACTTAAAGCCTACGGTCCTGAAATTGACATCATCGCTCCCGGCAACTTTGTCGGTGTTGGACATAACCGCGCACGCCTAACCGGAGCAGCTAACGTAAGGATTCTTTAATATGCCACTCACACGACCATTGTATCGACAGGAGGATCTTAATCCGGCGGATATTACTATTGAAATAGGGGAGGCTGTAAACGCCTACCCCATCGACACCTCCCCCGAGGCGATCCATCATTTCTACGATCAGTTGATTGATTTCAGCGTCACCGAATACCCCGGCGATGGGAAATACGTAGTGTTCGGCACGGGCGGGGACAGCATGGCGACCGCTGGATCAGCATTTCCCCCTTATGTCGCGTTGGAAATGATCCGTCGCTTTGGTCAGGGATGCGTCGGCACGTCCACTTTTACTGGAGGCATCGCGTTCGGTTCTGGACAACAATCCACGACGGTAACGCTCGGTGGTTCCGCTGCGTTGCTTTCCGGTGATTTCACATACCTCCCCAATGGCGAGTATTATTCCCTGCCCATTGCAGGCACAGTTACGGAAACGCCTCAATCCGCAAACATCCACGCCGGATGGACGAAAATCCGTTGTTGGTATGCGCGGAGATCCGGCGGCGGAACACTCACTTTCACTGTCTCCCAATACGGCGTGGCGATCACGGCGAAAACCGCCGACACGGGGGCGGGAACGGCAGGAACCATCGGATACGTGGATTTTGAGGCTGCGGATGGACTCCTGAAAAACGGCAAGCCGACGCTCGTGGTATCGAATGCAACCGGCGTTTCCCACTACCTCGGCACCTACATGTATCTAGATTCCGGCGTGATTCCGGTCACGGTCGGGCGAGGCGGATCAAGCTACGCGCAAGCCCTCACCTCGCCCGCCGCGAACCTCGCCACCCTCTGCGCGGCGATGGATGCACGTCTCATTTTCCACGCCGTCAAGGAAGAGGATACCGACCTCAGCGACCTCGACGCGATGATGACCCGATGGTATGAGCAACATCCGAATTGCTCGCACGTGTGGGTCGGCAACACATCCTCGCCATCGGGAGACGGCGGGCTTGACGTAACCACCAACGCGGCGATCCGGACGAAATGCGCGACCTACAAATGGGCGTTCGTGGACGGCCAGAAACTCCTCCGCACCGTCGCCTACATGGACACCGTCGGCAGCACGGCGGATGGGTGGAATGAATCCGCCATCGCGCCTCACCTCACCATTCCCGCCCGCCGATTCATCGCGGCGTGGATCATCGACAAGCTACTTCTCAACCTTCACGTGCCGGGAGGACGGTTCAACCTCCAGACGGCAGAATCCAGCGCGATGCGCACCCTTTCCGACACCACCACGCGGGCGACGATCTGGGCACAATCAAGTCAGTTGATCGGGGCGAGCAATTTCGGGGTCACTTCGCCGGATCACGGCAAGATGACTTACACCTTCACGGCCTCGCCCGCGCCCGTTGCATCCACGGGCCGATCCGGGAAAATCATGGACTTCGGGCCACAAATGGGGCAGCGGCAGATTTTCAAATATCGGCTTTTCGACGGGCAGCTACTGGATGACATCCAAGCCGTCATCCTTTGCGGGGGAGCCTCTTCGACCGAAGCGGTCGGCATGACCAACACGAGTTGGAACGGATTCAGGATCATCCACGGTGTTGATGTCATTTCCAGTCAGTCCGTGCCATACATCCAGTTCGCCGTAAAAGGATCGGGCATCACGGAAACCGTCTCGCCGAAAATCTACCACTCCACCACCACCGCAGCCGCGCCATATGCTGGAGGCACATGGATTACGAGTACGGATAACATCTACTGGATTGAATACATCGGCAATGGCACAAGTGTCACCAAGCGTTTCCGGGCATGGCATCAGCCCGCGACAGCGGCAGGGTCAAGCACCAGACTGCCCGCCCGCCGCATGATCGCCGACTGGAGCGGCACAATCACCGTGGGCGGCAGCTCGGATTCCTCGACCTACTTCGCCCTCATCACCGGCACGACCCCAACCACTCCCGGCGGTGTGCGGGAATGCTGGATCACGGATTTCAGCATGGAGATCGCGCCGAAGTTCGTCACCGATTACAGCCAACAGAACATGAACTACTGATCCATGAAAACCACTCTCCTCACCGCCGCACTCCTCGCCCTCGTGATTTACGGATGCTCGGGATGCTCACTGACCGTCTCGCCGGACGGCACGCGCACATGGGCATTGGATGGCGAGGAAGTGGCGCGGGGGATCATCATCGCAACGGAATCTAACAAATAAGCCACCATGTCCTGCAACTGCAACCAACTCCCGACCCTCGCTGATACCTGCGCCACCCCGCAGACAGTCCCGCTTTGCCGCGTTTGTCCGACCACGGACGATTCGCTCAAGTCGGACAACAGCGAGGGCACTACGCTCGCAAGCACTTGGCTCGATTCCACTTGCTCTGTCGATGAGATTGTCATCCTCGGTCGAAAGGGCGACAAGCTCGCACGTTTCTCGGGTTCGGGATTCATCAAGATCGTTGAGGGTCTCGCCAGCGTGGTGAAATCGGTTCCGCTGAAGGTCACTCAACTCTACCACAACTTCTGGAAGCAAACGCCTTCGTCCACACCGATTCCCGGTGAGCCGCTGCCTTTCAAGTTCCAAGTCATCGCCGATTGCCTCGGTGACATGCACGCGATCCAAGGCACGCCCGAGAAGGACAGCCTGACGTTGTGGGACGCTTCCGCAAAGCAGTTCGTCCAGACTCCTGTGGAGGAGATCCCCAAGTGTGTGAAGGGTCTCTTGCCAAGGCGCACGACACTGGAGATCATCGGTTACAAGCATATTGCTGCCAACGGCGACGAGAACGAAATCCGCTGCCTGTCCACGCTTCAAGGCGAGGGTATCATTGTGGTCAAGCCAGTTGCCACCGTGGGCGACGTGTGTGACCCCGAAGGATCTTTCGCATCCGTCGCCGAATTTCTGCCGACACCAACGGTAACTTCGATCTTGAAGTGGAACTCCGTAAGTGGCTACCATTGGTCAGCAGATGCCTAAAATCAACATCATCCAGCTCGGGACGCAAGGTGTGGACATGAAGTCCAGCCCGCTTCTTGTAGGGGAAAAGCGGAGGGTTCACTCGGCTACCAATCTTGTCTTCGATGAGGGCGTGGTCAAGACACGCCCCGGATTTGTCTATACTACTACTGGTGCCGTAGGTCAGTTCAACGGAGCTGCCAGTTTCCGCCCGCGCCGGGGGATCTCCGCCGCACCTCTCTCGCAGGCACTTTCCGGTATTGCCGTTGTGGTCGATGGGGTTCCGATCCTTGGTTGTCACCCTCTCGGTGAATCACTTGGATGTTGCGAGGATGTCCACGTTTTCCAAGCCGAGAACTATCTCGTGTTTCAAAGCCCGAATTGCGATACGTTTTGGTGGGATGGTATGACCCTAACACGTAGCCCCGGCATGAACGAAGTCGATTGGGTTGAGAGCGAGACACCCATCAAGGAGATTGAATATGTGGCACCCGTCGCTGATATTCCTGAGTGCGAGATTGGCTTCCCTGAAAGCGGGATCGAGCTTCGTTTCCTCGTTCTTGACTGCGACACACGCGAACCGATCCCCGAGCCTCTGTGGGAGATCCGCCACAACAACCACAGAGCATATTCGGGAATGGGCGATGACGAGGGCCGCTTTTCGTTAAATCCAGTTTCGCGCTCCTACAATTACGATGTCAGGAAACTCGGCTATCTTCCCGCCGAGGATGTCCCATTTGTCATCACCGGAGAAGGTGTGGAATATGAGTTCGATACCTGTGTTGACCCCCAACTTCTTGTTGGCGGGGAAAGAGACATTCTTGTATTGCTTTGCAAAGATCCTGATTACAGCTCCAGCTCCAGCTCCAGCTCCGGCTCTGGCTCCAGCTCCAGCTCCTGCTCCGGCTCCGGCTCAGGCTCAGGCTCTGGCTCCAGCTCCAGCTCCGGCTCTGGCTCCGGCTCCAGCTCCAGCTCCGGCTCTGGCTCCAGCTCCAGCTCCGGCTCTGGCTCCGGCTCCAGCTCCAGCTCCGGCTCTGGCTCCGGCTCTGGCTCTGGCTCCGGCTCTGGCTCCAGCTCCAGCTCCGGCTCTGGCTCCGGCTCTGGCTCCAGCTCCGGCTCCAGCTCCGGCTCTGGCTCCAGCTCCGGCTCCGGCTCAACTAGCGGCGGCGGTGGCGGTAGCTCCAGCTCCAGCTCTGGCTCTACTTGTTGTGTTCAGATCAATTTCACACGCCCCGACACCGGGGAGGAAGTTTGTGCTGAGATGACGTTTGCCGACGGGGTTTACACATTTGAAGATATTACACTCACCCTCGACGAAGGAGATTGGTATTTATCTGTGGATGGGGGAGAAGCCATGTGGTATGATAGTGTTGACTGTCCAAACACCGGCCCAATTACTTACGGGGGCATTGAATACACCTTCGGACCTTGCACAGGATGCGGCTCCAGCTCCGGCTCCAGCTCCAGCTCCAGCTCCAGCTCTAGCTCCAGCTCTGGATCTCCTTGTTGTGTTCAGATCAATTACATACGCCCCGGCACCGGGGAGGAAGTGTGTGCTGAAATGAATTATTCGCCACAAAATGATGCTTATTCTTACTACGACCTTGTTCTGGATCAGGGTGTTGTTTTGATCCGTGACGAAGGAGACTGGTATTTGAGTGTGGGTCCAGTTGGGGCGGAGGGAGAAGCCATGTGGTATGATAGTGTTGACTGTCCAAACACCGGCCCAATTACTTACGGGGGCATTGAATACACCTTCGGACCTTGCACAGGATGCGGCTCCAGCTCCGGCTCCAGCTCCGGCTCCGGCTCTGGCTCTGGCTCTGGCTCTGGCTCCAGCTCTGGCTCCAGCTTCGATGAAACGATTACGTTAAATGCCACAACATCCGCGTGTGCCTCAACTTTCACGCTCCCAGCGGGGGACTATATTTGTGAATATATTTCTGGTGTGGCTCAATTTCGACCCGATGACAGCATACTTCCGAAATACATAGTTGCTCTTTACATAAGATTGTTGCCGGATGGTCCTCGGAGAGGGGTATTTGTTACTGGTGCAGCAGAAACAGAGGCGGCGGCAACAGAGAGTGCTGAAGCGATGAGTCCCAAAACCTTCACAGTCGATGCAGACAAGGCAGGTGATTATTGTTTCTATTTCTACGACCTACTTTATGATGATAACGAGGGAACGATGACATTTAGAATTTATTCTGCGCCTTAACCATGAACTTTACTAACTACTTCAGCAGAACTTTCGTCATCAACCTCGACAAAAATCCCGAGCGTTGGGAACAGTTCCAAGAACGCGCTGCCGAGAAAGGCATCACCGGCTTCGAGAGATACCGTGGTGTCCACGGCAATGCCTGTTGTCACCCGGCTTGGTGGCGTGCCGGTAACGGTGCGTGGGGCTGTCTCATGTCGCACGCTGGGATCGCGCAGCAGGCCCTTATGGACGGGTTGCAGAATTACCTTGTCTTCGAGGACGATGTGGTTTTCTCGGACGACTTCTGCGACCGGCTGGCTAAGACAATGGAGACTCTAAAGGGCGTTCAGTGGGATCAGCTTTATCTTGGCGGGCAACACCTCTACAAGGAGACCTCCCCACCGTGGCCTTACGCCGAGGGTGTGGTCAGGTGCCGGAACGTCAACCGAACGCACGCGATGGCGATCAACAGGAAGTTCATGCTGAAGTTCTATCAGCATATCCTTCATGCGCCGGACTATCTTGCGAAGCACATCGCACCGAAGGACAAGGTCAAGGAGTTCTTCCCCCACATTGACCACCAGCTCGGCTACCTCCACGAACGCGGCCAGCAGATCATCCTTGCGGCCCATCCGTGGCTTTGCGGTCAGGCGGCGGGGCCTTCCCAAATTAACGGTCAGGAAAAGCCTGAAGAATGGTGGAATGACGAAGGGTGGTGGAAATGAAAATCCTCTGCATACACATTGCGCGTAGAATTGACCGGCACCGCTCGTTCATCGAGGGGGTGGGCAAAGGATGTCCGTTTGAATATCTCGACGCTATTGACAAAGACGAGAATCATTTCGTCTCCGATTATGTCGAGTGCCGGGGCGATCTTTGCTGTCGCGCCTCCCACGCTCTCGCGTGGATGAAGTGTATCGCGCTTCAAGAAAACGTATTGATTTTTGAAGATGATGTTTTATGCGATGCTGAGATTGATTGGCAAAAACTGAACGATCACGTTGACGAGTTTTTCGGTAACGAAGTTTTGTTCTTCACTGAAAGATGTAATACTCACGCCTATGTTGTAACCCCAGCGTCTGCCGCCGTTCTTTTGGAGGAGCATATTCGTTGTGTGAACCCCGTCAACATGGTGCAGATGTCAGTTGACCACAGGATTCAATATCGTCGTCATCGGAATCATTTTGAGGTTAAAATTCTGGAGGGTTATAGGTTTTACCAGCACGGCGACAGGGAGCGCAGCGATAACGAGTGGACATGGCCCGAAAAACTGGGTAAAGCTATTTCATACCCGCCATTCAAATGAGCGAAAACCTCACACCATATTTCGGAGCGCAGGCCCTTCACACGAAGGAGGCCTCGCACGATTCGTTCGATGAGGACAAGTTTCGCAACTGGCTTGAGAACAACGCCGGTCTGGGGATCTACGCGCACGGGCGCATCCATCAGGAGATCGGCCACACGATCTACGTCTCGGATCTCATCCACAAGCGTGGGCACCTGATGTCCAGCGACATTCTGCTCATGGAGGAGCAGAACCTCCTCTCGATGGGGGAGCCGCTGTCCACGAACTCCCGCCTCGGCGATCTCAAGGCAATGGCTGTCCTCCCGGCGATGAACAGCGCAAACGGCGAGGGTGTGCTTGTGGCTTACTACGAACACGGGGTCGTGAGCTTCAACACCTTCGAGGTTCCCCGCGAGACCCGCCACGACGGCAAGGGCACAGTCATCCAGAAGGGCTGGGACACCAAGCGTCTTGTCAACCACATGCTTAACTCCGTCTCCGCGACTGGACGCTACGCCGTCGCCGTGCTTCAGCGCGACCACCTTTTCCGTTCGACCAAAGGCCTTCATTTCCTGAGCATCATGGCCGGTGTGGAAACCTTCCGCAGCGAAAACGTCAACAAGCTCTCCTCCGACGTGGAGCCGTTGCTCGCTGCCGACACGAACCTCCAAGGTGCGGCATGTGGCTTCTGGTTCCGTGGCGACCGAATGTTTGCAACTACTGGATTATCAATGAGTTACGACCATTCTTCCGGTTCTTTCGGAAAAGGATTTGTCTCGTGGAACCAAGCTTTTACTTTCACCGATGACCGCACGCCCATCGCAATCTGGGAGGGGTTGTGGTTGCCCGATCCGGGAATCGCTGGAATCCACTGCTTCATTGACCACACGGAAGACCCCAGCGAGGATGGCTTTCGATTCATCGCTTCGGACAAAGGGGGTGAAGTTTATGTTTCAAAGATAAACTCCCTAAGCACCGTTGATTTGCGCGATGCCGTCGAGATCCCTATCGAGTGGGAGCTTATCACCGGCCAAATCGCGCCCTCCGGCCTGATGTCCAAAAACAGTTGCCTCGGCCTTGCGATGGAGGTTCTCGGCGGTCAGACTTTCTCCAAGCTTCTTGTGGAATGCCGCACGGATGCGTGCCTCGAATGGCAACGCTGGCACCTTGTCGAGGCCCCTCCCAAGCCGCTTACCGAAGGCCAGAAAATCCTCTTCACCGAGTCTTTCGGCAAGCCGCCCAAGAAGTGCGCCGAGTTCACTTGGATTCAAATTCGCTTGACAGGAATTGGCGAAATGGAGCTTCGCTTATTGCAACTTGACTTTTCCCCGACCGTCATCAAGGATGGCAGGAAGCAAAGCTATGTGGTGGATACTCCAAAGGACGACTACTTCAGGCTCAACAACCAACCTTTTGAAGAAAGATGGCCCTCGGCATAAATCCTATCACCGTTGCAGAAGCCGGTCCAATCGTGGCCGAGGCGATGGGCCTCGACTGGTCTTCTGATAGAGCCGAGGTTGTCAAATACATCAACAAGTATCGTCTTTTGGTCTATACCGAATACGACAAATTCAAGCTTTTCGATGACGTTTTTCACACGATCTGCGTAGCCAAGTTCAAGGAGTGTAATCTCGGCGATTGTGTGGAGGAATACCAAGGTTTCACCCTCCCCGAGGATGTCGCCGGTCCCGAGGCTGTCTTCAGCTACGGGCAGTCCCTCAAGCTCCGTTCCCGTTGGCGCGAGGCCCACAATGGCCTTGGTGTCGATGGTCAAGGGCGTGTCGAAGCCCTGATGATGGCGGAAACCTTTCCGACCGAGCGTGACCTCCAGAAAACCACGAAGGTCAAGTTGTTCGCTACCAGCACGGATGATACGGGCAAGGTTGTGAACATGGAAGCGACCGACGCTTCCGGCAGGCTCAAGAAAATCTGCTTCGACCTCATCGGTGACAGTTTTGTGGTTTCGCCAGTCAAGGTTTCCAAGATCCACAGCGTGTCCCTTCCCGGCAACCGCAAGGGCAGCGTCAGGCTCATGCAGGACGATGGCTACGAACTTTCCGAATACGTGCCGTGGGAGACCGTCCCAAGCTATCGCCGGATGAAGCTCCGCTCGATCTGCCCGACGGGTGTGGTCTTGCTTCATGGGAACCGCCGCTACCGGGACGTGTTTTTCGACCACGACATTGTTGAACTTGGCAACCGCCTCATCATCGAAGCCGCATCCCGTTACTTCAAATTCGGGGAGGCCACAACCGAAGTCAAAGAAATCAATCGCGCCCAGCTCGACCGGCAGGAGATGGAACGACTCATTCTCAGTGAGATGAGTCGTTTTCGTGGCCGTGCCATGCAGGACGAAAACCCTTACCGTGGTGCCGCAGCGGTGCCCCGTAAATCACTCCCCGGATACGCAGTATGAGCATTATTCTCAAGCCCCTGAAAAAGAACCAGCTTTCCAGCCTGAAGAAAGTGTTCGCCGACCGCATCAAGGAATCGAACCTTCAGATGCGATCCACCCCCGAGCTTTGCCTGTTTAACGCCGAGCGCGGATATGACGGCAAGTATCTCGGGGCTTATGCTGACAGTGTCGAAGACCCAAAGGTCGTCCTCATTATGACACACTTCCCCGGCATGGCCACGTTCAACATGATGGCTTTTATCAACCTCATCTACATCGTCCCCGAGAAGAGAGGCGATGCTGATGTGGTTGAGGTTCTTCTCCGCACGGCGGAGAATTACGCCAGACTGAACGGGGCGGATTCGGTCATAGGAACTTCATGGATTTACCGGGGAGCCAAGGACACATCAAAGATGTGGATCGACGCGGGCTTCGAGCCGCAAGAAAAGATTTTCATCAAACACTTAGAGGAGGATAAACCAAATGGGTGATACAGGTGCAGCAGTGGCGGCTGTTATTTACGCCGCGTCAAATATCTATTCTTGGTCCGAGGCCAAGAGAATGCCGAAGCTTCAAGCCGAGGCAAACAAGGAAGTGCTGCGTCTCCAAAAGGAGCATTACGACGCGATCAGCAAAGAGCAGCGGGAGATCCTTAACGCTGCCATTGACTTCTACCTTGTCAACACGCAGGACCTCCTCGACGGTGACGATTTCGAGAATGCTTTCCCGGACGTGCCTATCGCCGCAGAGTTTGTCCCTGTGGATGCCTGCTGTGTTCAAGGCGCGACCATAGAGTGCAACATCGACAAATCCGAGCGGGCGGACGTGTTCGCTCAAAACATCAACCGGCTCCACGAGCGCAACGATCTCGTCCACGTTCTCCAGTTCGATCCACGGTTCCTCGTCACCCTCGACATCCAATCCCAATCGGTTCAAGACCTCACACGGGGAATCCTGCCGGTAGGGGACGTGGTTGAGGTTCTGACAGACAATGCGGAACGCGCTTCGCTGACAGGACGTATTGGCAACACCCGCAAAACCACGGCCCGCGATCTCGGGATCTCCAAGCTCAGGGCGCAGTCCGAGGGCCGTCGCGAGTTCCGCGAAGCGACAGCGTGGGTCAACTCTGCCGTCAGCCCCCAAAATCGTCAAGTCAACCTCATGGACATGATGGTCAATCCAACCATGCGGATTCAGCTCGCTCTCCAGCAAGCACAGCTCATCCAGCAGTCTCTTCAGAACAAGAACAATGCTCTAGCCCAGAAGGAACCGTTTCTCATGGCCGAGTTGCAGCTCAAGATGCAGCGCGACATCGTGCGTCTTCAGCAGAAGGCTTCCGAGGCGTTGCTCGTCAACACCCACGTTCCCAACTTCGCAGCTATTGTTCCTTCACCTACGATGAGCAATATCACCGGACTTGTTGGAAGTATCGGTCAGGCGATCAGTAATGCTAACAGCAGTCACTTCTTCGGGGCACCTAACCAATCACAAGAAGGGTATTCTGGCGGACGGACGGGCGCACCGGCGGGCCAACCCGGCTCATGGGAGAACCCTCTTAGGGCGCAACGTGTATGACCACTCAAGGGCTATTCTCAACAGACCCCGGAAAGATCATGGATTTTTCTGGAAAACGCGGCGCGGAGATTTTCAACGAGTCTGTGGTTCCACAGGTCAACTCTTTCCTCGATCTGTTAGATGAAGATCCCGCCGGTCTTGATGATGCCAAGCGTCGGCGCGATGAGAATACCTCCCGCCAGATGCAGAATGAGATGTTCGCGGCACAGGAAGATGAGGATTTCATTCAACAGTTCCGGGCCAAGCGGCAGGCTTCGCTCATGGAAAACGACGAGGACCCCGTCGCCAGCTACAACCCTAAACCTCCCGCTGATTTGCCACAGCCTAACATCAATCTTTCCAAAGAGGATGTGGTTCAGGCCAACGCTGGTGACTTCAACAAGGTCAAGCTCAAGCTCGCCAACTACGGCTACACTTCCGACAGTTCTCCTGATTACAATTCCAATGTTCTGAAGATCGGCCACGCCAATAACAAGCTTGTTGATGGACGTTCTGCTGCACTCACCAAAAGTCTCGCCAGACGATACGGTCTGAAAACAGGCGACGAGTTCGAGGTTCTGACGGCTGACGGCGAGGTCATGGTTCGCACTTACGACGACACTGTGCCAACAACGTATAAAGGAAAGCCCCTTCCCGAAACCGTCGATCTCTATGAAACCAAAGGCAGCAACTCTTTCGGAGGAACTGTCGTAGGTATCCGAAAAATGAGCAAGAAAACCAATCCACGAAGTCTTGACTTAGTCTCAAGTCAAGGTGATATTTCCAACTTCTACAAACGCTAATCATGGCTCTATCACCAATCCAGATGTTTCAGAACAATGGCTCGAACTCCATTGAGGGTCTTCTGCGTGCCGGTCCCGAGGCAATTAGCAGCATTATGAACCAAGCGATTTCGCTCGGGCGTTCGATGGCCGACAAGCAGCTCGCACAGGAACGGGACCTTTTCGCCATGCGTCAGCAGGAGACAAACCTGATGCAGCGCAGGGCCGAGAACACGCAGCAGGACATGGAAGATGCCATGCGTTTCAACCGCTCCGCCTTCGAGTCGGATCGCCGGTATGGTTTGGATCAGCAGACACAATCAAGAATTTCTGCCAATGATGCTTTTTCTCGGGACATCCAGAGCCGGAAAATGGGACTGCTTGAGTCTCAATTTGAGTCTGAGCAAGCTGCGGCTGAAGAGGAAAAGCGTAAGCGTGCGGAGGATTTACTGCGGTTCGGTGAGCGGTATGGTGATGGGACAGGAACAGGAACAGGAACAGGAACAGGAACAGGAACGCCAATTAACAATCCTGAGATCGTGGCGAACGAAAAACTCAAGCGCGATGAGGGTAATATGATAGGTGCCCGTAACCTGTTCGGTGTCAAAGATAATGCCGCCGATACTCGGTCTAAAAACATCATAGCTGATGTGGAAGATCAAAACCCAAGATTGCCCCGGCAGGTTCCGTCCTCCGCTGATATGCTCAGTCCTGCGGAAACTCCGGCACCCGACAATCTTCGTAAAACTCGCGAGGAGCGTGCAAGAGTGGAAATGGACTTGAAAGACCCTGCTCTCCAAGGCGAGGCGCGGGTCAACGCTGAAGTCAGAAGCCAAGAGCTGAAGGATGAGGAGATGCGCCTTACTGCGAAACCTGATGCGCCAAAGGCACCTTCGACCACAGCAGAGGAAAAAGAAACATTGGGACTGTTTGACAACAAGACCTTCTTCCCTCCTCCCGTTGGAAAGAATCCAACATCTCAGCAAGTTGAAGAAGCCAAACTTTACGAAAAAGATAAGGTGTCAAACGAGCTGACATCTGCTTCCAACATGGAAGAAAATGAGTATGTCAACAAGGTTCCCGGCCTCAGTCCGGCTGGAAAAGCTGCACGTAAACGCGTATGGAATTACGCGCAGAAGAAGTTCGGGATGACTGGATCGACGACCACACCCCCTTCAAATAGTCCTTGGAATGTTCCCGAATTGCGGTAAAAACACTCATGCCTCTTCCGAAATACTCTGACGCGATCAAGGACCCATTTTTCGCAAACGCCTCCGCCGAAGAAAAGCTTGCGCTGAACGACAAGTATTGGAACGCCTATCAACGCGAGAACCCCGGCGATAAGTGGGGTGAGTCGCAGGCGCAGGCTTCGCGCAGGGCGTTGGAATCCACAGCGGCACTTGCTTCAGCCGACCCCCTTTCCAAGCGTGCCTTGGAGTTCCAGCGCGATCAGGCCGAGACTCAGCTTGTGGTCAACAACCTCGACGCTGACGGCGGGTGGGAATCACCACAGCAGCGCGAGCAAATGATCGGCCAACGCAAGGCTGAACTCGAAGCCAAACGCCAGCAGCTCGACAAGACCTTCTCCCTGTTCAAGCCGGAGGTTGCGAAAGAGATGGAGCCGACGTGGAAGGCACTCGACCGCTACGCTTCGGACAGCGGCTACTTCGGTGGAGAAGGCGGTCTCAAGGGCGCAGCCACGGTTGCGGCTGATGGGGTCACGTTCGGAGCCTTCTCCAAGAAAGCTGCCGAGGACAAGGTCCGCTACGAAAAGCTCCGCGACACTGTCTCCAAGGACTTCAACCTCGCTCCCGAGGAAGTCGATGATGTCATGCGCCATCGCCTCAACAAGTATGAGGGCGATGTCTCCCGTGATGCCTTCGGAACTCTTCACTTCAAGGACAGTGCGCTTGTCAAGAACACTGATGAGATCGAAGCCATTGTGGACAAGTCCAATCTTCCCGATCAGGCGAAAGCCAAGGCGAAGGACGAGGCTCCGCAGCGTGTGGCCCTCTTCAAAGAGAACGTAGTGCAAACCGCCAAGCAGAACTTCCCCGAGCTTGCAAAGGAGCTTGGTCTCGGCGACGACATCAACGAGAACTACCGCAAGATTGTTGATGCCACGAACAAGTCGAAGACGGCTCAGGCTCTTTCGGGGGTTGCGCCTTACGCTCTTGGTAGAGTTGGGGATGTAATGTGGGCCAAACAAAAAACCACAGAAGACCCCTTTATCGGAGCCGTCGCGGGCGAGTTCAAGAAAGTCGCGGAAGACGAGGCCAAGCGCATTGACGGTATCAACGCCCTCTCCGACAAGATCCAGCAGGACAAGGTTCGGATCTTCGGAACAGATGCTGCGAGTATCGGTCAAGGTGCGGCTTCCGTTGTGGAGTCGGTAGCTCTCACCGCCGTAACCGGTGGTGCGGGGAACCTCATCAAGGCCGAGCGCATAGCCCGCGCTGGCAAGGTTGGAGCCGCTGTTCTAGGCGGAGTCAAGGCCGGTCTCACTGTCGCGCCTACGGCAGCAATCTACGGCGGTGAACAGGCGTTGGACACTTGGGAGCGTGCATCCCAGTCCGACGACCCTGCCATTCGTGCGCGTGCTGGGGAACTTGCCGCTAAGTCTTTCTTGAGCGAGTTCGGAGTCACCACAGGGATGAGCATGATTGGGCTGAAAGGTGTGGAAGATATGGGCAAGGCCCTTGCGTCAAAAGCCACACGGGAAGCCTTCGCCAAATCCGCTTCTGCCGCTGTGCTGCGAGCTGCTGACAACTTTGCGCTCGCCCCGATCTCGGAAGCTTTCGAGGAGAGCCTCATCACAGCCCTTGACGCTGTCCACGTCCAGCAGCAGCTCAATCCCGACATGACGGACGAGCAGGTCCGCAAAGCCATCGGCGATACAATCATCGCCACTGCTTTTGCCTCCGGCAGTATTGCTGGAACAAAAGGGACAATCACTCTCGTTGGCGACGTTAAAAACCTTTCCACACGCGACAAGACTACCGAAGAACTCCATGACCTATCCGATGAAGAATACACCGCCCGTGCCACCCAAGAAAACCTTCCTGAAGCTGAAACAGCGGGAAGGGCTTTCCCGACATCAGGCCCAGTTAGCTTGGCAGAAATTGAACGCGAAAGAGCCGCGCAGATCGAGCTGACCGAGGACCCCGAGGAGAAGAAGACCTTGGCCGAGGCCGCGCCGGAAGAACTTGCCGGGGAGTGGGGTGTGGAGCTGAAACTCATTTCTAACAGGGGACTTGAAATAGCGGCCTCCAAGAGACGGTCCGATCTTCTTCGCAAAAAAGAAGGTCGTGAGCCAATGCCGGGGGAGGCTGTCAATTTTTCAGATCGCCCGCAAGAACTCACCAAGGAGGAGCAGGAGGAACTCGACTTCCTCGAAGCGAACGTTGGGGACAACATGGATCACAAGGCTGTGGCTGATCGCTATGGGTTTGATCTGAAGCCGGTGAAGGTTGTGGGTGAGAAAGCCAAAGTGGAAAATACTACGCCTCCAGTAACCACACCGGCAGTAGATCCGGCCCGCGCTGCGAAAGCAAAGCAACTCGAAGAACTTGGTGCCGCCGAAGAGGTTCTCGATTGGACCGAAGAGGACTTCGACAAGAACTGGAAAGGTATGGCCCCCAGCTTTGTCAAGAAGGTCAAAGCCATTGTCTTCGCCAAAGAATCTCAGCAGCCGGGTGCTGCTAGTGAGCCGGTTGTGGTCCCTGCACCCACCACACCCACCGCGACTGCGGCTGTGCCGACCGCGCCCTCTCCAGAGGCGGGAGGGGTTGCGGCGGTAGCCACTGCTGCAAAAACCAACGGCGTTGACCTTCGCGTGGAAGAGAACAAATCCGGTATCCAACTTCTCGGGATCACCACTGACAAGTCGCAGCAAAGAAAGGGTCGTGCCACAGCGGCTATCACCGATTTGAAGCGTGTGGCCGATGAGAAGCAGTTACCGATCTCACTCACGGTTGAACCTTCGGATGAGATGTCGAAGCCTACGCTCATCAACTGGTATTCAAAACAGGGTTTTGAGTTGCAGGAAGATGGCGAGACGATGATCTACACCCCGGAAGTTGACTACGACGCTATGGAGGCGCAGGACAAGGCGTTGGTTGATGAAAATCCCGCGCAACCTTCCGCGCAAAAACCCGCCACACCACAACTCACAACCCCAACAACCAATGAAAGAAAAATCGAAAAAACAGGTCGGCCTGCTCCTGAGCAAAAACAGCCCGCTCAACCCGCAGCAGAAGGCCAAGCTCAAAAAGGAGCTGCACAGCGGGAAGGTGAAGGTCAAGAAGTAGGGACAAAGCCCTCCCCAAAACCAGCGCAACAACCTAAGGCTGAAGCAGTTACGGTGGACAAGACTGAGGACAAAAAAGACCTCCGCAACGCCCCTATCGAGGACATCGCCAGAGCGGTCATCGAGAACCCGAACGATGTGAACGCCGCACTGTTGGTGTTTGCTGCCGCTGGCACCCGTCCGGCCAGTTTGCCGGGGCAGGAGGCTCCAACGACCCAGCCCAGCCTTGTGCAGGGTGAGCTGTTCCAAGGTGTTGAGCGCACCGCTGGGACTGTCCCAAGCTCTCTCTCGAAGGAGCAGCGAAACATGGTTGTCCGCAACATCCAGAAGAGCAAGCTTTCCGCTCGTGAGATTGTGGACGTGCTGGCGCGTGTCAGTCCGAGCGACATGATGGCTGTCACCGAGAAACTCGATGATACCACACTTCGCCGTCTGACGGGGGGTGCCGACAACCGCCGCCTGACCATGCTGTCCGATCTTCGCCGCAACGTAAATGGTCGTCGTGCAGCACTCCCTTCCAGCACCAACGCCTCGCCGATGCAGGATGACATCAAGCGCAAGCCTGTGGATCGTGTGGCCGCTCGTGTGGTGGGGATGGATACGCTCGAACAGCTTCCTGAGACCCACACGCCACAACCCCAGTCGGAGATCCCTGCGAAACAAGGCACGGACAAGGCTCCGGCGAGCGATCTTTCCTACCGCAAGCTCAAGGCCAACGAGGCGGCGTTTACGAAGATTGTTAAACGCCTTATGAGCCATCACGTCTTCCGTGCGGGCAGCTTGGATAACCTGAGCATTGAGGAGATCGGTAAGAAAATCCTCAAGCAGATGACGGATAACATTCTCTTCGTGTATGACAGTGTGCCTGAGAACATCCGCACCGAGTCGAAGAAGTGGTATAAGGGGGCCAACAGGATCGCTAACATGTGGTCTGAACAGTATGCCGTTTCCACCGAGTCTGTCGCCGGTGTGATCGCCGCTTTGTCGCCCCAGAAAGACTGGTTCCAGAATGTATCTCTCGCCGAGCGCGTGCTAGACATCTGGACAGGCAAAAACCGCAAGACCGATGTGTTTGGCCCCGAGATGCAAGCCGCCGCCGCCAAGATGGACGCGGCACAGAAGGAGCAGGCCAAGGGCAAGAAGTATCTCATCATTGACGGTGTCCGCGAAGAACTCTTCGAGCATGGGCAGCGTCTCAAGGAACTGACGGGGCGCAAGTTCGAGGATCTCGGTATCCTCGATAAAGCTTTTTTCATCCGCCTTTACGATGAGACCTACAATCCCAGATCCTATGCGATGATTACCCCCGACGGGCGTTTCGGGAAAGACCACATCAACAAGGACGGTTCACCCACCAAAATCGCTTGGGGCACGGTCCACATGACGGCCTCGGCGGTTTCCATGCTTGAGAATCCGTCGCTCGACAACATATCCAAGGAACTCGGTCACGCCCACAAGATCCGCAGTTTCTACAACAACATCATCAACCCTGACTCGGACGTGACCGTGACGAGCGACACCCACGCCGTCGCTGTGGTCTATATGATGCCGCTGTCCGGTGCGGCCAAAGAAGTTACCGATAACTTCGGCGGGATCACTACGGACGGCTATCGTGGAACCTACGCCTTCATCACCGAAGCCTATCGCCTTGCCGCCAAGAAGCGCGGGGTCAAGCCTTCCGAGATGCAGAGCGTCACATGGGAAGCCATCCGCGACATCTTCCCGGCGGCTTTCAAACGGAATACGGGAAAAGTTGACCAGCTCCGTGAAATGTGGAATAATTTCTCACGCGGAAGAACAAAGGAATCGTATGAAACAATCAGGCAAAGAGCTTACGAAGCAGGTGGAGGATATTCTTTCCCCTCATGGTATCAACAACCCGAACTTGGTCTCGGGGATAGTGGCACTTCTTGGAACAGGACATCCACTTACTCTGTCGAAGATAGCGGGAATCAATCTGATGGGCTACGTTCCGGGGGAGGACGCGGAAACGGACGAAGCGGCAAAGGAACTGGTGCGCGGACTCAAGAGGGACGTGCCGCTGGCGGAGAGCAAGGGACTCTTTTCCAAGATACAGAAGTTGGTGTAGATGACCAAGCCTATCTCGCCGCCGTCGAGGCGGGGGATATGGAGATGGCGCAGCGGATGGTGGATGAGGCGGCGAGGGCTGCGGGGTTCATCATTCGAGGGTATCACGGAACAGCGTATAAATTCACTGTCCCCAAAGGCTACCGTGGTGTTGCAGCGCACCTCACCGCAGACAAAGAAATTGCAGAGGATTTCGCAAATGCAGCAGCGGCAAATGTTCGAGACATAGTGGATCGTGAAGGCGATCAGATGCCTTACGAATCCACAGAACCCATCGTCCTCAACCTGCTCACTAAAGGGAGATACTTTGATCCCAAGGACACCAAGCAAGTTGAATTACTTGCTAAGGAAACCGGCATTTCCAAACAGGAAATCAACCAAGCAGATTATGGGGTATTTGAGGACGCGAGAGTCCAGCAAAGCCTGAAAGACCTTGGCTACGACGGATACTACGAAAGTGAAAGTGGTAATGGGGTGATTACATCCTTTGCTGTCTTCTCCCCGGAAAACATCAAATCCGCCGACCCCGTCACCTACGACGAGCAAGGCAACGTGATCCCGCTCTCGCAGCGGTTTAATCCAGAATCCCGGTCCATCCTCTTCCAAGACACTGAAGGACCCAAAGGCACCTACACCCCCAAGGCCGTAGCGGCAGCGCAGAACGTCAGCAACACAGTCCTCGGGCTGATCGAGGGCAAAGCGGACACCACAACAGGGATTCACGAGGCCGGTCACGCCATCGAAGATTTCCTCCGTGAGATCGGTGAAGGTGAAAAAGCCGATGCGCTTGAAGCGTGGGCCAAAGAGAACGTCGGCGATGACTGGCGCAAGAAGCGTGAATATATCGCCCGAGGCTTTGAGCGTTTTGTTATCAACGGTGTGAAGACGGGTGTGGAATCGGTTGACCGTGCGTTTGCACGTATCGCCGAGATCATGCTCAACATCTACAAGGGCATCAAAGGCAGCAGCGTTGACATCGACATCCCGCCGAACATTGAGAAGATTTTCAACGACCTCCTTTCACGAGGAGCAAAGCTGGAAGCCGAAGGTAAGAAGCCTATTGTTCTCCCCGTTGACATCAAGCGTCAGGCACCGAAGCCCAAAGCCGAAACGAAAGCCAAACCACAGCCCGCGCCCAAACGCAAGATCCCAGCACGGAAAATCCCGGCACCGCTCCCCTTCGGCGTGAAGCGTGAAGACCTTGACGCTGCCCGTAGGCGTTACGGTATCCCCGAGCGGCAAGGGATGGTTGTCCGCATGACCGATGAGGAGTCTCTTGATGAGGCGTATGCTCGATTGGCGAAGCGTGATAAGGGAGATGAGTCCGCGCTTGTCGGCCAAGAGCTTGTGCTGGATCTGATGGGCGACAACAGGGGCACCAACAAGGTCGAGGTCGCGCTGCTCGCCATTCACGGATTCGAGATTCAGAAGGCACTCAAGGATCTCGACAACAAGATCACGAAGCTTGATCCCGGTGAGACGCAGAAGCGGAAGGCATTCGAGACGCTTCAGGAAGCCCTGTTCGCCGACTTCCAAGACCTCGTCAACATCACCCAGCTCCAAGGCTCCCGCGCCGGTCTGGCCTTGCAGGCGATGAAGCTTGTGGCCAACGAAGTTTACAGCGTGGATGCGATGCTCCGCCGCCGTGCGATCTGGAAAAACACCGGGAAGAAACCGGGGCAGGCGAAAGACCCGCTCACCCCGGCAGAAATGCGCGACACTGAGAAGCAATCCAAGAAGATCCTCGAACTCATCAAGGAGCGTGAGCGTCTGATGAAGGAGCTTGAGGACAAGTATAATCGTGAGGAAGCTGCCGCCATTATCTCCAAAAAAGAAAAAGATGTGGCGAAGGAGAGGAAGCCCACTAAACCTCGTGGCGTGCTGGTCGAGAAAGCCGCTGCTGTCGCCACGTCGGCGCGTGATCGTCTGCGGGCGATGGGGGTGGGGGTGACGCGGTTGAGTCAGCTTCCCGAAACCCCAAAAAAGAAAGTCGCTGCTTTACTTGATCGAAGCGGTAATTTCTTGGAGTTGGCTTCTGATGAAACCCACGCATACAAAGCGCAGATTGCTTTGAAAGAAAAAGGCAATAGTCAAGACATCAACAAAGCTCTCCAAGTTGCTTTACAATCAGGCTTCGCAAGAGTTGTGGTTGATGGTAATAATCTCTACGTCGATTTTGGTGAAAGTAAAAACACACTCACGCCGTCTCAAAGAAAAGCACTTATCACACATGCCGAAAGTGTTGGCTATACATCCATCACGACTGATAATTACAATGGCAGTAAGGTAGTTTGGGAAGCTGATACTCTCTTCCAAGACTCCGAATCTACCCAAGTCGAGATCCTCGACGCGCTCTCGGACGTGGGCACGGAATACCTCGCCGGTAATGCCAAGACCATTGAAGCGTTCACCGAGAAGCTCGTGAGTGAGTTCGGTGAGGAGTTTCGCGATCAGGCCGAAACAGTCTTCGGATTGGCCAAGGACAAGCTGGCGAAGTTGGCCTCGACGGCACGCCAGAAGACCCCGCAGGAGCTTTCCTCGCTCATCGACCCAAGTAAGGGTATCAGTGAAAAGATGGTCTATAATATGGCCCTCGGCTTCATGCGCCAAGGTCTCAAAGGTGAAGCAGTGCTGGACGCTGTCACCAAGCTCCTCCAGAACGATTACCCAAACCTCACCCGCGAAGAGGTTGTGGTTGCGTTCACAAATTATGGGCGGGTCAAGAATGTCTCTCAGGAGCAACTCAAAGTTGACATCCGCGAACTCAAAGTTGTTGAACGTCTCGGGGCACAACTCCTTGACATCGCCAAAGGTTTCTTCCCCAAGAAGACGGGACTTCCTCGTGACCCAACCACATCGCCCGTCCGCTCATTGATGAAGCAGATCAAGCAGGCGATGATTGACGCAGGGATGAACTACACCGAGGAGCAAGATAAGAAGACCCGCCTTGCAGGTGCGCGTGACGCTATCAAGCGGCAACTTGAGAATCAACTCAGGGACATGAAATATGCGATTGATGAACGTATCCGCATCGACCGCCCTAAGCGTGATCCGGTGACAGATCCAATCCTCGACGATCTTAAAAAACGTCGTGATGAAATGCTGGTAGAATACAGGGCGATCTTCGGCATCGACAGCAAGAAAATCTCCCTCGAAGCGCAGATCAAACGCGCTTCCAAGATGCTCGACCGCCAGATCAACCTGCTGGAAGCGGAGATGCGCGGTGAGATCCTCGACAAGCCTACGAAGGTCAAGCTGGACAGCCCTGAGCTAAAGGCGAAGCGCGAGCGTCTGGAATCCCTCCGTGAGGCCAAGCGCATCGCGCAGGAAGCCCGCAACCCCAAGAAGACCGCCGCTGAGATCGCAACAAATCGACTTTACGATTCGGTTAATAAGTCCATCGAACGCTTCGAGTATTTCATCAAAAATGGCACCTACCCACCCACAGCTAAGGGCGTGGCTCCGACCCTCAACAGCGTGTTGAAAGAGATGATGGCTACCCGTGACCGTCTCCGCGACACCGTGCGCGAGATCCAGAAGGATCGTCGCATCCTGACCCCGCCAGAAGTGATCGCCCGCAGGCGTGCCATCGTGCAGCTCAACAAGACCATCGCCGACCTCAACGCACGGATCGCCAAGCGCGACTTCTCGAAGCGTGCCAAAAAGCCCGAGTCCACCGACCCGGCAGTTCGCAACCTCAAGGCCACTGTGGTTAGCCTGCGTGCAACCCTCGACCAGCTCAAGAAAGATGCGCTCAAGCCTACCAGCCCTGAAGAGAAGCGCATCCAGCGCATGATCGCCGCGTCGAAGAAACGCAAGGAAAATTACGAGAGGCGTTTGGCCGCTGGCGACTTCGCGAAGGCCGTGAAGCGGGACACCAAAGAGGATTCCCGACTCACCCAGACCAAGATCGACGAGGCGAAAGCAAAGGCCGAATGGTTGGAGGAAGGTCGGAAATATGCCATCGCTAACATGAGCGCGAGCCAGCGTTTCTGGCACTACGTCGGCGGGGCATTCAAGCTCCGCAAGATCACCACGCTTGGCTTCGAGCTTGGTATTGGTATGCGCCAAGCCTACTTCTACACGCTCCGCGCTTGGGCCAATCCGATCAAAGTCACCACAACCTTTGCGAAGGCTTTCTCCGGCATGTTCAGCCGCGACAAGGAGATCGCTTACTACAACGATGTCATCGACCGTCCCAACTCCGTTTACGATAAGCGAATGGATCTCCGGTTTATGAGTCCCTTCGCCGATCTCGACAGAATGCAGGAGGCCGATGCAATCGACCCCGAGCTGATGGAGACCATCAACAAGAAGCTGCCGAAGTTCATCCCCCTCCGCTGGGTCACTGAGCTTGGCCTCGGTGTGGAACGCTTCAACCGCATCGTCACGAACCTCACCCGCGCCCAGATGGCCGACACGCTCATCGAGAAGGGAATCCGCGACGAAGGCAACCCCTCGAAGGATGAGCTTGCAATCATCGGCAACGCCGTGATGAACGCGACTGGCCGTGGTTCGCTCAAAAATCCCAGCCTCGATGCTGGCCTCGCCCTTGCCAACACGGTGACGATCTCGGCTCGGTGGGCGGTCAGCCGCGCCAAGATGAATGCCCTTGAGCCGATCTGGACGCGCAGAGCGAGTTTTGACGGCACGATGAAGATCCGGGCAACCGTCGCTGCCGATGTTTATGGAAAGGCCATTGTAGGCCGCGCTATCCTCGGCACGGTCATCGTGGGCATCGTGCGTGCCATCACGCCGGACGATGAGGAGGAAGACATCGTGTGGAACCCCACATCCGGCAAGTTCGGCGGGATCAGTTACAAGGGCACCATGATCGACCTCGGCGGCGGTATGCGCCCCTACATCAACCTGCTGGCGCAGGGCATCATGGGCTACAAGCTGAACTCCAAGGGAGAGGTCATCCCGCTCCGTGGGGAAGGCTCCATCGGTTTCGGCAAGCAGGACTTCCGCGATTCTCTCTACGACTTCGTGAGGAACCGCGAGAACATCAACATGGCGATGATCCTCGACACAATCACCCAGAAGCATTTTGGCGACATCGCAATGACCCCAACCAGCTTCACCCGTCAACTTTTGGAACCGATCATCGTCGAGGATCTGGTGAACATCTTCGAGACGCATGGAGTCCGTGACGGCTCAGTGCTGGCCACAGCCCTGTTCTTCGGTGTGGGTGTGCGGACACCTTGGGAAAAGACCGAGAAGAAAGAGCCTGAATACAACTGGATCAGGTTCTAAAACCCCAGCTCCTTGAACGTATAGAGAATCCCGTTCAGCCACAGCATCCGGTTCCCCGAATCGACCGACACCTTGATCTCCTCATGGTGCGGGTAGCTGATCGAATGCTTCAGGATCGCGGCGACCACAACCGCCTTGTCGCGGGAAAGAGGCGGCGTAACTGTGCCTAGAAATTCGTCGGAGTAGCCAAACATAATTATCCGTGGTTGGTAAATTTGTCGTGAAGCTCTTCCCGTCGCTTGCGGACAGCTTCGGCGGCAGCTTCGGGGGTTGGGTGATAGCCGCAACTGTATTGCTTTCGGTTCAGCATAACGTAACCTCTCCACGTTGAAGTGTTTTTGTGAAAACAGACACCTTTATACCCGCTCTTATTTGAAGAACATTTCAAGGTGTTTTGACCGTTGTGCGAATTTGTAGCTAATCTCAGGTTACAGGCTTTGTTGTTAAGCCTATTATTATCTACGTGGTCTATCTGAAAATCTCCGGGGTCTATCTTATTGACCATGTAGTAGATGATGCGATGAACTAGATACTGCACTCCGCAAATACCCACACGGAGATAACCCCTATTGTTTAGTCTTCCTGCGGGTTTACCCGGCCACACCCTAATAGATAGCCGCTTGTTCCAAATAAGAAGTCCTGATTCAGGCTCGTATGTGAAAATTTCTTTCAAGTAGGCGAGAGGTGGAAGAGGTGTAGCTTTCATGGAAAAGCTATACCACGCTGACTTCCCTATGTCAATCAAAACTTTTCCGTCTGCGCCCAGTTCGGGCCGATCTCTCCTTCGGTTCGGATCGGAACTTTGAATTTAACGGCGGTTTCCATGACTTCCTGCATGGCTAGGAAATCTTCACGCTTGTAGCCTTCTTTCATGCTGTATAGAAGTTCGTCATGCACTACAAGACGAGGAAAACCTGTTGCATCAAAAACACCTTCCTTGTGACACTTAACCATCGCCATCTTCATTAAATCCGCAGCCGCCCCTTGAATGGTGTAGTTGACTGCTTTATGGAGATTACTTCTTTTTATATTCGGTCCGTAGAAACGAATTGCTTGGTCAAATACAAGAGGCATGGGTCTAGGTGCGCCTTTGGGTGTGTATCGTGGCTCCCAATGATTAAATATAGCACGCCGCCCTAAGACAGTGCGGGTGTATCCATTCTCTTCCGCAAACTTACTCAAATGACTCATCGTTGACTGAACGAACGGGAGACCTCCATGATAAGCTTCAAACAAAGGCATCGCTTCTTCCAATGTCAGCCCTAACATGGAGGCCAATTTCTTAGGGGATGCGCCATAGCCAAGACCAAAGGAAATAATCTTCGCAGGCTTACGTTCCAGCAAAATTCCCGTCATCTCTTTCACTTTCGCGATAGTCCACTTGTGGTAATCTACGAGAGGATTGTCGTTGTATTCTTTACGCAGAGCCACTGACCCCGGCCCTACGGCATAATGCGCCAAGATTCTTGACTCCACTGAAGAGTAATCCCATTTACCGATGGCCACATCCCCTGTATCCGGCACAAAGATCGACCGCACAACCTTCGCCAGATCGTTCCGTGAGGGAACTTGCTGAAGGTTGGGAGAGCTGGACGACATGCGCCCAGTGATTGCCCGCATCGGGTTGAACTCGCAGTGGATCTTGCCGTTGACGTTCGACCCGAGGATGGCGTTTTCGATGAACGTGGACGTGTATTTCTTAACCTCCTCCAGCTCCACAATCAGCGCACCGATGGGGTGGGTGACGGTCTTCAGGAACTCTCCCTTGAACGACGGTGCCCCTGTTTTCTCGGTGCGCGGATAGGCGATCTTCAGACGGTCGAAAACCTTGGCGATCTCCTGTGCAGAGCCGGTGTTGATCGGCTTCCCTGCGATCTCATCGACCTTCTTCTGGATCTCGGCGGCGGCGTTGAGGAATTGGTCGCGGGCACGTTCCGCCGCGTCGAGATCCACACTCACCCCAAGGAGCCGCATCTGGACGAGAACTTGAATCAGGTCACACTCCATGTGGAAAACATCGAGCAGCCCCAGCTCGTCGAGCTTCGAGAACTGCTTGGGCAGTATCTCCAGCGGCAGAGCGGTGTCCGACTCGGCGTAGAAGCCCACAAGCTCGGCGGGGATGTTCCGCAGGTTCTTCATGGCACACTTGCGCTTGTCGCTCAGAGTCTTCGGTGTGCCACGCCCCCACGCCTGCCACGCCCAATCGTAGAGAGCATCCGAGGACTTGCCCCCGCCGACGTGCCGCTGGGCGGTGTCTTCAAGGGTGGCCGACGCTGTGTGGTCTAACAGCTTTTCAGCCGTCCATGTGTCGTAAACCTGCCCGACGACCGGCACATCCTCGTGAGCCAGCCAGCCGAGGTCGTAGAGGAGGTTGTGACCGACCTTGGGTTGATGCGTCAGCGAGAGCTGCTGCCGGACATAGCGGAGTGTCTGCTGCGGATCGTGGTTGAAGCCGGTCTCGTGCCGGATTGGGAAATACTGGTTGAAGCCGTCATTGGTAGCCAGTGAGATCCCGATGATGTGACCCTTACCGCGACCCCAGCCGGGGCCGTGATCTTCGATCTCGGGGTCGTAGGTCTCCACGTCCACGGCAATCGCCTTCGCGCCGGAGAGCGAAGGGAAATTGGTGCAGGGCTTCCACCCCGTGTTCGGGACACGAGGAGTCGGGTTCGGAGAGAACCGCTTGCCCTTCTTCGGTGAGTCTTCAGGCCAGAGTAGCATTTTAAGAGCTGTAAAGGACACTGACCGCACGAAGATCTTCACTGACAGACATCGCTAAAGATCCTGTCGCTGATACCCTAATGTCGTTACCGACCTTGAGTAAAACACCCAAACAGGTTTTTGAGATCCTCATCTTGCAGCTCTTGTCGCAAACATCTTCGATAAAGCCTTCCGACTTCTCTTGAACATATTTGACCCCGCCTTCGGTAAATGCAAAACTCTCACATTCAATCTTCGCAACATCCGCTGCAAACGACTGTTTGATTCCAGCCTTGATCCATTCGTGCTTGTAGAACGGCGAGGTGTCAGTGAGCTGTTCATAAATCAACACGGAGCAGACCGAAGTGCCGTCCGCACAGTTGAACTTCACGGCGGCTTTCTCCAGCGCAACGGACACGACTTTTGACTTTAACTTGAGCAGGATCTTGGCCGACACAAGCGGTAGATTGAACCACATATCGTCGTCGAGGCCGGAGGTGGCTGACACTAGCACGCGCCCGTCGGAAGCCTCCATGACCCCGAAGCGGAAGTTGACACCTTGACACTCAGGTTTGTGGTGAGTCGGATCGACCACATCGGCGCAAAGCTTCAGGTGTTCGAGGTTCAGCTCACATGCTATGGGAGGTGACAGCACATCGAGCGTAGGCATCTCGTCCGTCGGGAGGAAAGGGATGGAGAGTTTCTCCTTGCCCTCTTTCAGCACCAGCTTGCCCTTGCTGAGAGTGTAGGAAACCGCCTCGCGTTCTTTCCTGAAGAACGTGGCAAACAGTGAAGGGCTAAAGCACGCGCCAACTTCCACGCCCACAGGGACGCGGACACAGGCGGTGCCGCCGAATGAGGTCATGTGACCTCCCTCGATCTTGACCATGCTGGCCGTGGGAGACGGAGCGAGTGGGTTGAGCGCGAGGGAGCAGAGGGAGAGGGCGTGTTTCATTATGGTTCGGTATATTCACAGGTAAAGCATAGGCCGGTGTCAGTGTTGGAATCGCGGATGTGGCATCTGTGACAGATAGGGACGCTGAAAACCGGCGCGTCCGACCCCGTGAGCATCTTGAAAACGGGACAGTTGGCCAGCGTGTGAAAAGCTTTAATTTCCTTTTCTGTCAGGTTGAAGAACTGTTCCGACTCATCTTCGATGAAAGTTATCCGCATCTTCATAGTCCCTTCACCTCCCCCTTCGCCCGCGCAATGGCAATCTTGCCGTGAATGTCAACGAGAACAAAGTCGGTGCCCTGCATGTCGGCTATCGCCTTGTCAAGCAGACCCATGTCCTTTGGGCTGTTGGGGTTGTAATCGTGGGTGATGACGGTGTAGCCTTTGGCTTTGTCCAGTGGTAGTGTTTTGTGTTTCATAATTAGAAAGGTTCAATGTCGTCGGCATCATCCGGGGTTTCCCCGAACTCGCAACCCAAAACTTTGGGATATTTATTCTGCGGGGTCACGTCCACACGGATTAAGGAAGGCGTGCGGAGTTCGCCGGAACGGTCGGCGGCTTCTTGCGCGGATGTGGGCAGCGGGAATTTTCCGCTACGATGTTCCCACCAGAGCTTGAGATGGCGCATGGAGCCGCTATGGAAAAAGATGGCCTCGTTGAAGGTGTAGGTGCCTATGGAGTAGCCGACCGATAGATAGGAAAGACCCTTCTTGGAAACCATAGGCTTGAACCTAACGCCGAGAGGGACAAACTCTTCGATGACAGGCTCGACCGGAGCCGCCTGCTTCATAATTTCCTCGTTAGCAGCTTTCTTCTCAATGCTCTTCGGCGGGGGAAAGACATAGCCGCAATCTGGGCAAACCATCGTGCGCGTGTGGAGATAACTGTAACACTGGGGGCACTCCTTGACAGGTGCCTCCCCCTTCACGTCCTGACCCTTGCGCCGAGGTGCGGGGACAACTGGATCATTGACCGGCCCGAGGCGGCGGGTGTTACCTGCAAAATCCAGCACGAGGCCGTTGCGCTTATCAGGATGGATGCGGGTAAGCCTCACGTTACCCTGCACCCACAAAGCGACCGACTGGGTGGCTCGTGCCCAAGCAACTAGATCCAGTGCAGGGAAGTCCCAGCCGCGTCCGTAGAGACCGACGTTGACCAGCACACGGAACTCACCGGCACGGAAGCGTTCCTCCATCTCCTCACGGTATTCCATCGAGTCCGCGCCGGAGAGCATCACGGCGGGCACGCCTCGGGCGTTGAACATCTTGGCGATCTTGTGGCCGTGCTTTACACCGGAGGCAAATACGAGCCAGTGGTTGCGGTCATGGCCGTATTTGATGCACTCCGAAACCACAGCCGCGTTCAGCTCGTCGGTGTCGGCAGCTTCCTGCATTTCCTTCTCATCGAACTCGCCGCCACGCATCGAGATGTTCGTGATGTCGATCTCGGCGCAAGCCCGCTTCGTGACCAGCGGGGTCAGGTATCCATGTTCGACGAACCAGTTGAATTTTTCGGTGCGGGTAAGGTCAATGCTGATCTCGTCCCACAGGTCGCTGTTCGTGAGGCACCCCATACCGAGGCGGTAGGGTGTTGCGGTGAAACCAATGACCCGGAGGGCGGGGTTGAGCTTCTGACAGTCAGTGATGAATCGTTGGTAAAGGGTCTCCTCCTTGGGGGATACGAGATCGCACTCATCGACGATGATGATGTGGAGCTTGCCGATCTGCTCGGCCTTCTTGGCCACAGATTGAATCCCTGCGAAGGTGATAGGGAAGTGGGCTTCCTTGCGCTTGAGGCCAGCGGAATAGACCCCTGCCGGAGCCTTCGGCCAATACTTCAGCATGGAGGCGTGATTCTGGCCGATCACCTTCGCGTCATGCACGAGGGAGATCACGCGGGTTCCCGGCCACTTCGTCACAAGCGTTTTGATGATTCGGTTCATCACGTGCGACTTGCCGGTGCCGCCGGGGCTGGCGACAACCTGATTGCCTTCTTTCTCGAAGAGGTATTCAAAGACGGCATTGTAAATGTCGTCTTGGTATTGGCGGTCGTTGAAGGTCATTGCTTGGTGATGTCTTTGTAGTCCTTGCAAACCTCACCATACTCCTTGCCCTTCGCACAAGCCCAGCTCCCACCGGCAGCAGGCGAAGCAAACTTGCACGTCCGGCAAAGCTTCTGGGCGGGTTCTTTCTTGTGGCAAATCCCGTGGAAGTCGCAAAATTTACACTCCCAATGCGAAGCGATCTCACTCATCCGCTCCGGCGGCTCCTGCGACTCGATGACTGCCTGAGCCTTGTCCACGAGCGCGGAGAACTTGTTCTTCTTGGCAGGAACAAACTCGATGTAGAGATCATCATCGTTCTTGTTGACCGCAATGAAAAGCGCACCTTTCAGCCCCATGTAGCCGCAATAGCCCTGCATCTGGCCGTAGTATTTCGGGTTTGTTTTCTCTACGCCCTCTTTGACGAACTTTTGAAAGCCCTTGTCGTTGACGGTCTTGTATTCCGTGAGCAGCGGGGTTGGCTTCTGGCCTGACAGCCAGAACTCGGCGGGGATCTTCGCCACCCCATCGAGATTACCTTTGAGGTGGTTCTCGAAGTCCCGCACCGAGAATTGCTTGCCCTGCTCATCGACCTCGAAAATCTCAAAGCCGATGCCACGGAGCATCCAGCACATCACGAACTCCTCCCGGTCGCCCCTGCGGAACAAGCGCAGCATCCGGGGCGGAAACACGGGCTTTGCCGCGTGCCGCCACTGATACCACACTTTTCGCAGACACTTCTCACCGAGGCCGCTCAGGCCAAGGTAAGGCCGCTGGCGGTCGTCCTTCTCAATGAAGACGTGGTAGTCTTCAGTCGGGTTGGACATGATGAAGCGGTCGAGGGCTTCGAGGATTTTCGTGATGTCGAGCATTACAGAAATTTCAGTTCAGGTGGAAGATGCGCGATGTCAACAATCATGCGCCCGGTGTAGAGCTTGCGCTCACGGAGCCATGCTTCCTGCTCGGGGGAATAGCGGTTTTTGGGATTTTCGCAGCTTCCGGTTGCTCCTTTGCATTGGTATGCCCCTACATGTTCACTGTGGTATTTGGTCATTTTCATATTTGTTGTTTTCTATCGTTGAGGTAAGCGGTAAACACCGCTTGAAAAGTTTCGAGGTCATTGACCACAACGGCGAGGTAGCCTTCTGCGGCGACAGCGTTGAGGAAGGTTTTTTGTTCTGGTTTGATGCTGCCACCGGCTTTCTTCAGCTCGATGTAGAGGCCGGAGAACTCGTCGGATTTCAGCGGCAGGAACGTGTCAGCAACCCCCGGCAACACGCCGGTCAGCTTCAGCTTCGCAGCTTCCCGCTGGGTGCGCCTGCCCCCGTTGGGGATGGCGTGAAATACCTGCGGGAGCTTGGCGTTGTAGAGAGCCTTCTTGGCGAACTTGGCGCACTCCTGTTGCAGATAGTCTTCGGACTTCTGCCATGCGAGCTTTGCGGGTTTGCGGAGATCTTTGAACATTGTGGTTTGGAAAGTGGGTGAAGCGGGTCGGTAGTCTGCCGACACTAGAGGTGACTAACCTCCTGCGATCTCGGGAGTGTCCCCCGCCGCCGCTTCTGTTTGTGGTCACTGTTCTTTTCAGGGAACGCCCTACCACACTCCAACACCCCCTTCACTGGATTTCACAGAGAGTCCCCTCAGAGAGAGGCTGGGTTACACCTAAAGGGGTGCTGGAATGTGGTGACTGCTTACGGCAGTCAATCGGACAAAGGAACAATTTTTACGAGCGAGTTGTCATTAAGTCTCGTCCCCGCGCTGGGGAGTGGCGGCTTGTATCGGCATCCGCGCCCGCTGCGGGATCACTCCCAAGGTTTCTTCTTGGCACCGGACTTCGGAGCTGGAGCAGGCTCCTCCTCTTCGGATTCCTCCTCTTCGGATTCTTCCTCAGTTTCCTCTTCCTCGGTCTCTTCCTCCTCCTTGTCGTCGCTTTCCCCAGCTTCGATGCTGGCGACGTTGACGTAGGTTTTGGAGGCGTTCGCGCCCTTGCCCTGCGTCTCGCGGGCTTCGACGATGACGACGCTGCCGACAAGCTTGCGGAGGGCTTCCGGCTTGATCGGGCCGGTGTAGCCAGCCGCATCGCAAAGACTCACGAGAGTCTTTTGCGCGATCTCCTGCTGATTGTCGTTGGCAGCGTTCACGGCGAGGTAGAGCTTGGCCGTGCCGTCACTATCGGTGAGGCTGACGACGACTTGCTTTTCCTTCCCTGTGGGGTCGCTCTTATTCGGCAGATACTCCGCTGCGGTGATCTCGTAGGCGTGCTTGCCGACTTTGAGTTTCAATCCGCCTGCGGAGAGTCCGCCCGTTTTTTTACGATCAATGTTAAATGACATATTGGTGTTGTTCTATTTGGTTTGTTGTTTTGTTTTCTTGCTGACCTTCGGTTGTCGAAGGTCATTAAGTTCTTCTTGGAGACTATCCCAGTAAAGGGGAATCTCCGATGGGAGCTGGCCGTAGATACCGCGCCCGCCGCCGGGGTGAGCTGGTGTCTTCTTGGTGAAAAGATAGTTGGTGTCGGGGTCAACATCGTCGCCCTTGATGATCTTCTTGTTGAAGCCTGACTTTTCTTCAACCACACCGATGTTCTTGTTGGCGAAGCCGATGAAGTCAGCCCAGCGCATGATGAGATGTGCAACCTTTTCGTTAATGTCGAACTGGTATTGGTCGTAGGACGGACGTTCAGGGTCGTTGAAGGTTTTCACCTTGACGTGGCCGATGAAGATCACGGACATGGCGCACTCGTCTCTGAGGTAGTCGAGGTAGTCGAGGAGGGTTTTCCACTTGTCGAGAGCGAAGCCGTAGCCCTTGCCGTAGCCGCCTCCAGCAAGCTCGATGCTGGCGACTTGGTTCTCCTCGCAGACAGCCTCCCAGATGATGTATTCAAGCGCGGTGGCAGAGTCGATCACGACTGTCTTGAACTCGTGCCCGCCCTCGCCGAGGAGCTTGATTGCCTCGATCAGGCCGTCAAAGGAATCAACGGCGGGGAACTTGGCGACATTCAGGGAGTCGATGCCCTCTTCCTTCTTGATGGGGATAAAGATCGCGTTAGGTGCGCCAGCAGCGAAGCTGGACTTCCCGATCTTCTCGACCCCGAGGATGAGCATACGTGGTGGACGCTCGACAATGCCGTGCGTGATGGATTTAAGTGATAGTGTGGACATGGTTGTTGTTTTCTTAATTGTTGCTGAGAGAGGTGGGACGGGTTAGAATCGAACTAACCCTAACGTCGATGTTTGCGCGACATCAACTTATTTTGCGCTTCTCATCCTGAGATCCCTTTATGTTTACTGTTGGAAAGTTGGTGGAGCTGGGGAGGATCGGTTATTTGCTGTAAAGTCTTAAAATTTCTTTAGCCCATTTAACAGCATCCGCTACTCTGATCCCCGAAGGTTGCGGCCTGCGCCACAGCTCTAAATTTTCTATTCGGTTGTCGTCTTTCTTGCCGTTGATGTGATGCACATTTTCTCCGGCGAAAAGAGAGCGTCCGAGATGCGCTTCCATTACCAGAGTATGCTCGAAAACATATCGTTTTCCCGAAGGGTGGTTTTTTACCGCCCGCATAGCATACCCTTTTTTGTGATAGATGTTCCCACCTTTCCAGTTTCCGTTCAGCGTTCCCGAGCGATCCACACAGGCGGAACACGACGTTGAGTTGCGCTGCATAAGAAAGCCGCACTGCGGACATTTGATCTTGCTGTTCTGTTTTCTGCATGAGGGGCATTTTCTGTGGTTAGATGATGGGGCGTATGTTTTTTCGCACTGTTCACAAATTTTCATGTCCGCTAGTTTTAGCGGAGCCGTATGGACTTGTCAAGACTTTTGGAGCTGGCGGGGATCGAACCCGCGTTCACAACACTGTTAAATACATTTTCTACAAGCTTAGTCCTTTCGGACATTGGGGACGCTGGTTAGGCGACCTTCCACCACTCAGTCTTTACGCCGCTGAGTTGCGTTGGTTGCCCGGTTTGTTTCTCTCCGTAGCGCGGGCGTATCGGAGAGCGTTGTGTCCTCACCTTTCAGGCTGCGGCAAGCTCACGCTCCACGAAACCGTGGAAGGAGAGGATTGCGTTGGCTTCCTCAAGGGAAGGAGCGAACTCGTTGGAGTCTGCTTTTATTTGTTTTGATCGGATTTTTAAAGAGGCCATCCGATCAACCTCTACTTGCTTATGTATTCTATCGTGTTGTGTCGAAACCATTACAGCCCCGTTGTTGAGATTATTTGAAAGCGACGGAAGGAGGACCGGCCTTCGTTACGATGAACTCGTCAAGGATCTCACGATGAGCCTTGTAGCCCGAGACCTTGACTTCCGGCTTCCACCGCAGGCACTCCAGCGAAAGATCGCCGTGCTGCTTGCAGAACTCCTCCGCCTCGGTCTGGCCGATGGTGCGGGAGAGCGTGCGGGTAATGGTGACTTTCACGCCGTCGATGTCGAAGGTCTTAGAACCTTCTTCGGCGGTGTGGAGGTTGTCTGCGAGATACTCGCGGATCTTCAGCTCTTCTTCCCGTGCGCTGTTCTGAAGCTCTTTGAGTTCAAACAAACGGTCACGGGCGATGACGAGGTCATCACGCTTGATTACTTTCTTCTTCGGTGTTGTTTTCATGTGGTAGTGTTCTTGGAACGAGCGGAGTTAATCATGGGACATTTGGACTGTCAACAGAGAAATTGCAAAAAAATGAAAATAATTTTCCCCTTGCCAAAATCCTTTCTCCAGCTTACATCGGCGGTCATGTCTGCCAACGCTACCCTACTTCTCGCGACTCTGCGAGAACAAATTTCAAACCCCACTGTAAACCTTTCCGCGCTCGCCCGAGAGGCCGACGTGAACTACTATAACCTTCGTAGTTTGAAGCTGGAAGGTCGTCCGTTGTCCATCGAGGATGCGGAGAAAGTCGCTATCGCGCTAACAGGAAAAACTTTTATCTCACTCGACAATGTTTGACCACATCCCCGAGGAGCTGAAGAAGCTCCAGCAGTGGGTCTGTTTCGATGTTGAGGAGGCAAGAAAAGTCCCCTACACACCCGGAACAGACTCGATGGCCGCATCCAACCGCCCCCGCGACTGGCGATCCTATCGCGCAGCGTTGAAGGATGTGGAATCCGGCAAGCGGCAGCATCTTGGCTTCTGCTTTGCTTCGACCGACCCCTACGTCTTCATCGACTTGGACGATCCCGATGACGAAGACCAGCAACGGGTTCTGGAGCGTATCGCCTCATACGCCCAGCGCAGTGTCGGCGGTCATGGTGTCCACGTCATTTGCAAGGGGAACTTCAACGGCTCCGGCAAGCACCCCGCTTTCCCTGCGGCAGGTCTCTTCAAAGAAAACCGCTTCTGCCTATTTACTGGAGACGTAGTAGATGGCCGATCTACCATAAACGTAGTAAATGATGCGGATCTCCAGTCGATCCACACTTGGCTCGGTGGCGGTCACGGCCACGCCGAGGTCGAGCTTGTGGAATACAAGTCCCAGATCCCCGACCAGACCGTCTTCGACATGGGCTGTGACCGTTTCCTGAAATTTTCCGAACTATGCTGCGGACGCTGGGAGCAGTTCGAGGAGTTTCACAACGACCACTCCACAGCCGACCACGCTTTCATCGCGATGCTTTGCGATCTGACCGAATCCAACGATCAAGTGAGATGGTTTTTCGGTCACTCCGGCATGTGGAATGAAGAGCGTGCCGCAAAGAAAGCGGGTCACGGCTTCGACGGGTATGTGAACAGGACAATCAGGAAAATCCGTTCAAGTCAAGCTCGCGAAGAGGCTCGGAATAAGCGGATTCAACTTGACTTCTCGGAGGAAACTACTACGGACGTAGTAGATGTAATCCCCGCCAAGGGCAACGACAATCTGATCGAGAGTTTACCGGACGGCTTGGTCAAAGACATGGCGCGGTATTCATTCTCCACATCCTACCTGCCCCTCCAAGAAGCGTCTCTTCTCGCCTCCCTCATGTTGATGAGTGGGATCGCGGGGCGCGGCTTTCTTACCCCCACGAAGTCCGGTCTCAACCTGTGGCTCGTCCTCGTGGGTGGAACTTCCTGCGGCAAGGATGAATACCAGAACGGTATGAAGCGACTCATCACGGCGGTCTCGAAGAAGAACCCGTCGATCCGGCGCATCTTTGGCGGCGAGATCGTTTCCGGGCCGGGTCTGGAAACGGTGTTTCAAGATACCTTCCGCTACATTTCATACATCCCCGAGTTCGGGGACACGTTCAAGAACCTTGCTAACCCCAACGCTCAGGAATACACGAAAACCCTTTCACGCGGGTTGCTGAACTCCTTCAACTCTGCCGGACAGGGCGGCAGCTCCGAAGGTCGGCGCAAGGCCAACTCAAGCGACGAGAAGGTTTGCATCGAGCGTCCCTGCCTTAGTTTAGCCGGGGAGGCCACGCCGGAATCGCTCTACGGGTCGATGACCACAAGGGAACTGGCCACGGGATTCCTGCAACGCTTCATTCTCCTCGACGTGCCGCTTTCGAGCTGGTCGTTGGAAGAGAACCCCCGGCACGGCGCAAAGCCGCCACAAGAGCTTGTGGAGCGTCTGGAGCAGCTTGCGCTGATGATGGACACGGCGGATGCTACTGGTCACTACGATTCGGTCGCGTCCTCGAAGGAAGCCAGCGAGATCCTCCGGGACTACCGAAACACGAAACGCGCCGAGATCATGGCTTGTTCCGAGGGCTTGGCCAAGAAGGAGGTCATCAACCGCGCCGGTCTCAAGGTTGTCCGTATCGCTACCCTGCTCGCCGTGTCGGCGGATTTCCACACCCCCCTCATCCGCAAGGAACACGCCCTATGGGCGATCCGATTTGTCGAGCAGACTGACGCTGCGATCCTAGCCCGCTTCGATACAGGCGAGGTCGGTTCCGGTCAAGTAAAGCAGGAACTTGAAATCCTGAAGGCGTGCAAGACGATCTCAAAACTGCCACATGCCGACCGGCTCAAGATGGGCTTCAACCGGAAGACTGCGCCGGAGGCGAATCTCATACCTCTCCACGTCCTCAAGAAGTTTGTAATCAACAATTCTAGCTTTGCCAGTGACCGGCTTGGTGCCGTGACCGCTTTCGAGAAAGCTGTCGAATCATTGTGCAAGTCTGGCGTGTTTTCCAAGGTCAGTCCCGATGTTGCTGTCGATAGTTTTCTGACATTGCGCGGGGTCTTGCTCTCAGTGGATCTCAAGAGGTTGAAATGAAAAACCCCCTCCCCGAAAGGGGAGAGGGCTGTCGAACAGGTCGATACAGGAGACGGCTATCGCCGCGCCTGATCTTGGGTGTTCATCGAAGAATTTCCTCGGCGGAGATTTCCACGGGTTCGCCGTCGATCTCTTCGACGCACCATGATTCTTTCGGGGACGTTCCAGTGTTGTAGGAGTGGATCACCGCGCCCATGGATTGGGATTTTTCGATAGCTTCCTCTGGTGAGTCGGCTTCGACCTCACAGAATGCGGAGACGGTGATTTGTGCTGATAGGCTGTATTTTGGCATGATTGGGGTTGGTCGGTAGTTCGGAAGAGGATGAACAAATCGCCGCATCCAACGGCGATAAGCTCGATTGTGTATTCAGGCATGTTTCTCGCCGTGGATGGGCTCGGCGTTCGTGGTTAGGGATTGGAGGGCTAGTTTAGCGTCACTGTATTCTCCGCATCCTTCTCCTGAGATGAATGGCATACAATTTATTAAAGCCGCCGCCAACATGTCCCGCTGCTCCCGCGCCTCGTCGCGCTCGCGGATTGCATCGGCAAGCTCGCGTTCTAGCTTACATCCTTCGTCATAGCAACTAGTAGCGTATTCGCTCGCAGGAGTTTGGGATGAATAAAATCCATCAGCCGTTCTTGAGGATTTATCCCATGCTTCCTGCATTCTTGGTGTGTTCATGGTTTTGCGTTCGGGGTTAGGGATTGGAGGGTATCACAAAATAGGGATTGGAGTGCTTCACGAGCAATAAGAGCTTGATCCTCGCCTCCACACTCGCGGCAGCTTGTTCCATCTGCTACGATACGCAAAGCCGCCGCCAGCATGTCCCGCTGCTCAACCAACTCACGGCAGACTGATGATAGCCTCCATTGTTCGCGTTCCTCAAGTAGCATATCCCGCTGCCCCCGCGCCTCGTCGCGCTCTTTTTCTGCCTTCAAAGCCCATTCGCGGTTCTCATTAGCTGAAGCGTTCTCTGGAGAATCTTCCGCATTCACCAGTCGTTCGATGGCCTTTGCGAGCATCGGCCATTCCCGTCGCAGTTGCTTCTTTAGTTTTTGGTGTGTCGGGGGGTGGACTCCTTCAATCAGCCATGCGTCAATGATTGCATCGGCTCCTTTAGTTTTTGGTGTTATCATGGTTTTTCGTTCGGGGTTAGGGATTGGAGGGCTTCGCGGGCGACTTCAACAAAGTTCCAAGAGGTGCTAACTTTCTGCAAAGCTCCCGCCAACATATCCCGCTGCCCCCGCGCTTCGTCGCGCTCGCGTTGCAATGTCTTGGCGTGATCCCAGATAGTCCCGTTTGGGTCCATCATTTCGCAGCCGAGGTCTTTGTTTTGCTGGATGTATTTTGATTCCCATTCGTCGCGTTCGGCTTTGTAGGCTAGGGCTTGCATAGCGTTATGCTCCCGCTCGCCTGAGTATTGCGTGGCTAGTGCTTTCCACTCGTCGCGCTCGCGTTCGAGTTTACGGCAAAAGGACGACAATACAGGGTGTGCTGCGTTGCCTAAATTGCTCTCAAGATGGTCTGTCTCAGGTGTGTTCATGGCTTTGTGTTCTCCAGATGAGCATCACGCGCTTCCCGCGCAAGTTTCCGCGTTGCAAACTCGCCGACTTTCTTGCCCTTTACCACAACCAAGAACGGCTGGCGGTGATGGATGTAGAGATCGGCACGGCCAGCGGCCAGTTTCTCGGCGGGGGTGAGCTTGCGCTTAACCGTCGCGCCGTCCTTTTTGAGGCGGCGGTAAATGAGGTTGCGGGCACGCAGGGCGGTATCCCAGTCGTCCGTCCCCGTGGGGGTGCGTTTCTGCTTGCCGTCCTCGTAATGAAGGGCGAAGTATTTGCCTCGGACAAGGACGAGGCCGTGACCTTTTTTGGTGTCGGGGATGTGAATCATTGTGCGTAGGTAAGGATAGGGGTTCCATCGGCCTCCACATCGCCCTGCTTGTAGCCTTGTTCGGCGTTGAGCGTGGCGACAATGTCAAGGACTTCTTCCTCGGTGAGGAGGCGAAGGCCACCGCAGCAATCATCGAAAGCGGTGTGACTGTTCTCGTTGCGAGCTTGTCCACGGCGACCGACGGACACGGTGACTTGCTCGCCTAGTCCGTTGGTGGTGAAATATCGGCTCTCGAAAGTGCTGTAATCAGCGAAGTAAATGTTTTTGTTTTTCATATTGGTAGTGTTGAGAAGTTGCCCCTTTTCTGCTAGAGGCGACAGCGTCATGTGGTAGTTTAAAAGATCCCCTAGTCCGCAGCGTCCTGCGTGTTCATACGTCAGTTCGTAATGAGGCCATTGTTAAGAGGGACGAACGGGGTAGCTGTTTACGTTCAGGCGAAGCAGGCTTGGATGACCTCGCGCTGCTGGTTGGCGTTCTTGCCGCGAACACGGTCGAGGAAAGCGGAAGCCGCATCCCCCACGAGGGTCTTCACCCTGCCGCTGTTGTTGACAAGCACGCCTCCGTTGGAGAGCGGTGCGAAGCGAGCTTCGCTGCTGATGGATGCGTTTTCACGCTTGACTTGGTTTTGTTTACGAATTTCAGTGATACCTTGCATACTATTGTTGGTTTGGGGTTGGTGTTGGGGTTGGGTTTTATTCTGGTTCCGTTCAGAGTGATGTCAAGCCGATTTTGAATAAGATTTTTGTTTTCCACGCCAGCGTGCAAATGACCGCATCGCGGACTTGCTGCGCCGTCACCGGCTTGTCGAGGGTGATGTGGAAGCTGGAGCCGCAGGCCGTCTTGATTTTGCCCTCACCGAGGTATTTTGCCCCCAGCAAGCGGCAACCCTTGATGATCTCGGACTCCGCTTCGATCTTGTCCTTGGGGGATTGGCGGGTGAGGATACCGGCAACCGTCTGGCAACCCTCGCCGGTCAGGCTGTTGCGATAAACCACAATCCCGCCATCCTTGCTGAGGAGGGTAAGCGCACCGCTTCTAAGGTCACGGCGGTGAACGAAGGTAAGGGTAACACGGCCGGTCTCCGCGAAAACCTTCTTCGCGTCCTGCCTCTTGGTGCGGGCAGTGGCAAACTTGCAGAGCTTCCCGTCGATGGCTCGCAGCACGAGCTGGTCGCCTTCGAGGGCTTGGATGATGTCGGAGATGATTGCGTTGTTGTTTTTCATGCGCTGATTTTATGGTAGTATTTTTGGAGTTGGTTGGGGGTGACAAAGTGGGTGCCTCCCGTGGTGAATGTCAGGTGGATCGCCGCCACACGCTCGGGTTCTCCGGTGCGGTGGAGGTAGGCCGAGACCTTGGCAAGGTTGCCGTCGCCACGCCGCCCGCAGTTGGAATACATGACGGTCGAGCCGACGGGGAAACGGTCTTGGAATTTTTCGAGGGATCGGTTCATGGTCGTTTCCAGAATTGAAGTTTTTGGATAAAGGCTTTGCGCTTGTATCTGCGGACATTGCGGTCGTGGATAGCTACGACAACGCCGTAGGTGATGGTGGCGTTGCGGCCAATGGTGATGTGGTCAGTGTTGTTGGTGCGGTTAATGGTCATAATGGTGTTCTAGTTGTGCGGGGGGTTTCTGAGAATTTCTTCGATGGCTCTTTCTTCTTCGTCCTCGGTCAGATCCACGTCCTCGCCGTTGATGGTGGAGGACAGAATTTGAACGTCCTCGGGGTCGCCGGGGCGGTCGTAGGTTGCGTTTGAGCCAGCGTAGTATGTGGCCTCGATCTCGATTTCATGCTCGCCGATGACGGTGCCGTCTTCGAGCGTGTCCTCGCGGGTGATGGTGGTTGTGGTGTGGAGTTTCACGGCTTCAGTTGAAGATTGAGATGAGCCACAGCAAGACCCCAAGCGAGATGACGGCGGACAGCACCCACGGCGAAGCGTGGAGGATGTTGCGGCGGAGCTTGGTGTGAAGCTTACGGTTTAATGATTTGCCTTGGCGGGGTATCCAGTATGGTTGCATGGTTTTGTGGGGTTATGCGTTGGCGACAATGCCCTCGACGAGCGGGGCGGAGATTCCGGTGCCGCTGCACGCGCATCTTCCGTGGAAATGGATGCGGCGGTTGCCGTGGCGTTTTAGGGTTTGGCCGGAGAGCCTGAAGGCCTGCTTGTGGGTGAGCTTTTCGAGGGCTTCCGGCAGGTTGCGGGCTTGGATGGTGCCCGTCGCGTGGTAGTCACGGAGGCCGGTGAATTTCCACCAGTATTTAAATGTTTTCATGGTCGTGTTTATTTGATGGTGAATTTTTGAATTACTTCGAGCGTCTCCGCGTCGAGATGATAGACGGCGTGCGATGCGTCCCGCCTTTCCGGGGAGTAGCGGCAGGCGAGCTTTGCAGCGGCCTGCTTTTCGGGGCTGATGTTCGACTCGCGCCAGCCGGGGGGAAGGCCGCGAGGGTGAACAATGATGCGGTCGCCTTGCCCGCAAAAGTCGGGGAGAAGGTAGGCTTCGCGGTTGTCGTGTCTCTCAATGTCTTGCGTGGTGTTCATGGTCGTGTTTTTCTAGGTGTTCAATGAAGCGGGAGAAGGGTGATGGGCGGTTCGGGCGATCCACCTTGACCGCCGCCAGCAGCTCCACGAGTTGCTTCGCGTGGAAGGCTCGCAGGGCTGGGGTGCTGGCGGGGTCGGTGGACATGCGCTCGACAAGGCTCAGGGATAGGGCGGAGGGGTTGCGGTTCATGCAGGGATGATGCAGAGCGAGCGTAGGCGGCGAGCTTTGACAAGAGCGTTGCGCTTGCGCTTGCATTTTAGCAAATCGTCGAAACGCTTGGCTTGGGAATGGTCGAATGACCATTCAGCAAGGGGCTTGCCGACAAAATAAATTGCGGTATTGTTTTCACATTGCAGTAGGATGTAATTTTTCATGGTCGTGGTAGTGTTGCGCCGGGTAAATAGCCCACCCGGCAGGGCAGTTTCAAGCAGATTGTTAATTTATTTTCTTTTTGCTTCGGCGATGATTTTCTTCGCCACGGCTGGGCTACTATCCGCAAGACGGCGCGGGCACTCGCAACCGATGGCGAACACGCCCCCGGCACGCTTGATCGTGTCGCCCCGCTTTGGAAGCGGATCGCTGTATGCGGACTTGAGGATCTCCCACGCTTCGCCATCCTCGGCGAGGAGGATGATCGACTTGAGGCCGAAGCTATTCGTGTTCGAGGATACCGCGATCACGGTGAAGCTTTTCGCTGCTCGTGCCTCGTGGATATTGCGCCCCGCCGCGATCAGCTTCGAGGCCTCGTCCGTGGTGATTTGATACCGCTCGGCGAAAACTTCCGTCGTCAGATAGTTATTCACAAAGTCGAGATAAGCTTGCTGCTTCTGGTTGTCAGTCTCCGGCAAGGCTGGGATCTCCACAACCGGCTCGGCCTCACCCTGCTCGATCTTGCCGGTGACATGCTGCTGGAGCTTGTCGAGCGGTTTTTCCTCCGGCAAGAAGCAGTGTGCATAAGTCCCGTCCGGCAGTCCGCCGCTGGCGAGGTTGGTCGGCCAGTTGCGGGAAAGGGCGAAGCAGTGCGCCGCCCGCTCGTGCCGGTTGAGGTGGTCGAGGTCGGCGAGCTGGTCGAGGTAGTCGGCCGTGTAGGTTGCGGGACGCACGCCCTCGGCTGAAGCCTTGATGCGCGATGGTTTAGTGTCGGTTACTCCGAGGTATTTTGTTTGGATTGCTTTCATGGTGGTGGTGTTGGTTTGATGTTGATACTGAGAATTTTACCACGCCCCCAAAGCCAAAAGCGCGAGCTTGTCTTTGTCGAGGGCGGCAGGCCAGCGGACTTTCGAGAGTTTCTCGAATAGCTCACGAGCTTCGCCACGCAGGCAGATGCACGAGAGGGTGCCGATTTTGTAGCCGTTGGGCTGGAGACCTTGCCAAGCCGCGCAGGCAAGCTGCTCGTCCGGGGTGCCGAAAGCGGAGGGGGATTTTGCCTTGAGCTGGCCGGTGCGGCTGTTCAGGGCGGTGACGACTGCCGCCTGCTCGCGCTCGGTGAGGGGCACGGTGTTGTGGATAGCTTCCACAATGGCCGGGATGTTGGCTTTCACGGCCTTCGGCTTCACCACGGGGCAGTGATGTTTCAGGGTGTTGGTTGCCGGTGCCTTGGGCTGGGCGAGGATCGAGTTTTTCACAGCCTGCACGCCAGCTTTGCCAATCTTGACTGCGGCCTCGTGGAGTGCGCTTTCCTTACTCGGTGCCCCGCTGTGAACGGCAAACCCAGTTCGAGGATCTGAGATAGACCAGCCGGACTTGCCGACGGTTTTGTGGAGGGCAAGGGTTAATCCTTTGATCCCGACGAGTTCGGCTTCGATTGCCACGAAGGTGTGGCCTAAGTTGATTGCGATTGTTGTTTTCATTTTTCCGTTGAGTTACGATTGAGAGAGGGTGCCCATCCTGAAGGGCTGTCGTCGTAGAGCGCGGCATTGACATCGCGGTGCGCTCGGTTGATGGGCTACTTGTAGGGCACGCCTACGAACTCGTCAACTTTATTTTAATTTATTTTTCGATTACGCGAAAAGGTCAATAGCCTTCGAGGATTTCGCGGCTTTCTGCTGCTCCCCGGACTCGTGAAAAAGGGCGATGGGGTCGTCGTTGAAGCCGTCATCTTCTTCTTCTTCCCACGGCTCGGTGTCGATCTCTTCGTCGCCTACTACATCCGTAGTAGTTGGTTCATCTACTACATCCTCAGTAGTTGGCTCAGGCTCGTTCCACTCGGTGAATCTAGGGTTGCTTTGCTTGGGTGTGGGGGCGGGCTGGATCTCCGGCTCGTCCTCGGGCTGGATCTCCACATCGCGGCTCTTTCGCACCAGCCCACAAGCCTCGGCTTCCGTGCGATCCATGACCACGAGCAGAGCGGAGCCTTGCCGGATACCGGCCTCGTGCATCGTGGTGACGATCAAGCCGGACTTCTCGATGGCGCGGCGCGCATTGTCCTGCGAGGAGGTCTCATCCAGCGACGGGCGGAAATCCTTTTTGGCGGCGAGCCGGTGCAGGAGGGCAGTGTATGGGATCACGCGGACGGTGTTGACCGTTTCGTCCACGCTGGAATCGACGTATTCGCCCAAAAGTAGCTTGGGGAAGTTGGCGGCGACTTTCTTCTTCCGGGGCAGTTCGGCCACATGCTCGAAGACCGTGAGGGCGAGGAGGGTGCGCTTGTCCTTGAAGGCGGCACCGACGGAGGGGTCGATCTTGTCCACCTTGGCCTTTGCGGAGGGTTTGAGCGAGCGGTAGGCCACCGAGGCGGCGACGAGCTTTTCCAGCTCAACCACGCGCACGGTGAGGGCGGCGAGCTGGTGCTGGAGGTGCCCCAGCTCCAAGGGGGCGGCTTGTGGGGTGTCCCCTGCCTCATAGTCCTCCATGCGCTCGTCCTCGGCGTGCTTGTGGGGCTTGTAGGATGGGGCGAGGTTGACCGGGAGATCCGGCTCGTCGGCAATCCGGGCGCGGATGGCTTCGATGTTGCGATCCTGTTCATCTTCGGATAGCTCTCCGCCGCGCCTTGCGTGGTGGATGGCGTAGGTGGAGGCGTTGTTTTCCTTTATCCATTCCCGGAGGCGGGCGTTGTAGTCTCCGAGCTTTTCGTTGATACGTTGGCGGGGTTTGCGTGTTGGTGTTTTCATTGTGGGGTGTTGGTGATGGTTCTGTTCCAGATGAGAGGGATGCCGAAATCTTCCAAGTGCTTTAGCTTGATGTGATCCACGACTTTTTCGATTTGCTCTTCGGCGTGGCTCTGTGCCACGGATTTTCCCTTGTGCTTTCTCGGTCGGCCTCGAACGGCCTGCCATTCGTCCACAAGGTCTTGAAAGGGTTGAGCAAGTTTCGCCATTTCAAGGTAATGCTTGGCGAGGGCGACGGCTTGCAATTCGGGGTGTAGGTGAAGCCGGAGATACTTCTCACGGGCTTCGGCTGGCATTGTTGGTTCTGTATTCATAGCGGCAGCAGCTTGTGGGGTCTGAGGCCGGAGTCAAGCCTGTTTTTATCGTTTTTTATGGAAATGGGGAGCATTATTTTTCGTCAATTCAAATTAGGATTGAGATTTCGCTAACTTTCGTCCCGGAACCCTTGATTTTATTGCTCTCTAAAAATATATCTATATATATATTGTATTATAATCATTTAAGGGGGGGGGTAAGATGAAAGTCAATAATTATTGGATTTTTAGAGCGTGTCTCCGTCTGCGGGGGCACCTCCCCCTTAATAGGTTATAATGCTATAAAGGGTTAGGTAAAATTTACGAGGGTTTATGGCGCAAGGGTTTGCGGGTTTAAGTTAGCGAAATTTGTATCCTAAAACCACTTGACGTAAAATAATGAAGCGGTGAATCGTTAAAAAATGAGAAAGGGGATGGAGGTCTGGACGATTTTTATGGACAAAATCCTGAGAATCGTTAGAAAGCGGCATGGCAGCAGGCACAAAATTCGAGGTGGACACAGCACGGCAGCTCTTTCTCTACGGGGCGGGGGATGGTCGGCGCATACTGAACGCAAAGGCACTTGCCGAGGCTTCCGGGCTTCATATCGAGACGATCAGGAAAAGGATGCCCCAATGGCTCAAGGAAGCCGAGGGGATCTTGTCGGGGGCATCAAGTTCCGGCCTTGCTCTCAACCTAAGTAGGGAAACGATGGATCTTCACAAGTCGAATATGGTTTTCTTGGAAAAACAGTTGCAAGTCCTTAAGTATGAACTAGATACGATGGACACGATCACTGAAAAATTGGAGGATTGGCTCGATAAATTCAGTGGAGAAAACGAGTTTGAGAAGGCGATTCAAATCTTCCACGATTGGCAACGCGCCAGCGGCACAAAATCCAGCCTACGGTCGCAATTTTTAGCTTTACAAAAGCAGCACGCCACGCTCTCGGGCATTGTGGATCTGAAGGACATCGAGGTCGTCCGCGCTAAGGAAATTTCCAAGGGCAAGGCCAAGCTGGAGATGCAAAAATTGACTCAGCAAGAGGCGGCGAACGGCGGGGACATGCGAAACGCTACGCCGATGGGCTTCTTTGAAGCCGTTGAAGAATAAGGGAAAGCGGGTGAACTACTGTGGATCTAGTAGTTGTTAGAATCTGTTAGATTTTCGCCCCAGCAAGAGTTGAAGACCGGGATCGAGGGACACTAACGGGCGGCGTTAAGGGCAGAGTCGGCGGGCGAAGAGGAGGCGGTTTTCTGGCTGGCCGGTCGGCACCGGCACCGTCACCCGTCACCCGGCACCGTCACCCGGCACCGGCACTGGCACTGGCACTGGCACCGTCCCGGCACCGTCACCCGGC